TGTCTTCGTGCTTCTGCTGCTCGATGTTGCGGTATTCTTTTCCGAACCCGCTGACTAGCCCAGAAACAAGTCCGGCAAACGCGCCACCTGATTGCGGCATGGCTACCTCGTCACCGCATACACGCGCTCTGCCGTATGCGCCATCAGCGGTTTAGATTCCGGCCCTTTTACATAGCCTTCGATAAATGTCGGCCTGTGTCCGTTGATTGATGGACACCATTGTCGACGCCAGTGGCCAGACACAACCCATCGACAAGACCAATCAATTGAAGACTGAGAATTACTTGCAGTCGCGAACTTTTTTCGTCGCAGAACGACTGTCCGAATATCTGGCGGCGTCCTCTTCCATGAATGGCACAGTCTAACGTCTGCGCCAGTCAGTCTCGTTCTTTCGAGTTCCACTATATCCAGAGCCATAAACCCGCACATCGCAGCAACATTGGAGGCGCTTTCGCCAATCTTGCCGGTCAACTCTTGGGCGCGCATCATCGGCGGACGATCCTTCGAAACACCAGAATCAGGAAGCAACAAGAAGATACACCCCATGCCACCACCTTCAGACGCCTGGGTGCCAACCATTATTGCGACAAGTCGATAGTCGTTTTCGTGAAGAAATCGATCAACGTCGGAGCGAATTCTTTTTTGATGCGGCAATAGCCACAATTGCAGCGGAGGCACAAGAGCGTCAGGGTTCCAGTCTAGTCCGACGAAATGTTCCTGGCCAGCCGTAGCCGCCAACTGCATCTCTGGAGCCCATAAGACCAACGATGCAGCCTGTATCGCAGCGGCAACATGAAGCGGCTTCACAGGATCAATTTGGTCAATCTTTGCGATCCTGTCAGCGTGCATCCGCAACCGAGCGATCAGCGTGTCTCGGAACTCTAGTGCTTCACGCGCAGAAAGCATCAGTTGTTCCCCTTGAGGAGCAGCGAGGCGACCACCGAACCGATCCCCTGCCCAATATCACCATACGTCTGGAGATTCTGCCCGCGTTTCGCCGTCAGGGACGCGATCACGTTGTCGAGACTCTGGATCCCGAGACCTTCCTTTGCAACACCACGGTTCGCACGAGACTCACCAATCCGGGTAACTTCGCTCGCCGCTTCCCTGCGAACAACCTGAAGTAATCGAGACAGAGCATCAGCCTGCTTGAACGTGGATTCCGCAATCGCCTCACCCTTTGCGCCCCCGCGAGGCCCAGTCTCAGAAGCCGTCTTACGCGCTGTATCGTACTGCTGAAGGATCGTGTCGTACTCAGGTGCCAGCGTCGACGTCACGGCGGTCTTGTCGCCGCCAAGCAAAGGCATCAGGTAACGCAGCGATTTGTCGATCGACTCTTCGCCGCGGCCGGCAAGATTTGAACCTTCGCCAAGAAACTTTGAAGAGAGCGAAGACTGCTTGCCTACCAGGGAATCGAGATCAGAGGCCTCTTCGCCATCGCCAGTCGTCGTTTTCTTTTTCCCGCCACTCGTCAGACCGCTCGTAAGAAGCCCGACACCAGCAGCGCCAGTTGGAAGTCCGAACACCTGGCCTGCGATGCCTGCCACTCCTCCGAGAATCTTCCAAAGGCTTGCCATAATTACCGCCTATAGTAAAGTATCGCTTGCTTATTCAGAAGTTCTAAAGTTCCCGGTGCGTGATTGTGCGCGTCCTGCGTGTGATTGTGGGAGGCATGGTCCGCGTCTGCCTGATTGTCGAATACCCAGACTCCAGCGCCTGCATCGTCCAGCCGCTCAACTACTGTATGCGGCGCCACCACTGTTGCCTGGTTCGTTGCTGTCGTGTTGGCGGCCGTGCCAGATGCCGCTGCAACCGCCGCGGCGGCCGTTCCACCCTTCAGGTATGCAGGAGTCGAAAGATCGGGAACTGTGACGCTCGTAACCGTTCCATCCGCATTCAGGCGATCGACTGTCGATCCATCGCAAATCTGCCAGCCTTGAGTTGTTGGCGCAGTCTCGAACAGGCAATACATGCCAGACGGCGCCGGGTTCCCGTACCCCCACGAAAGCGCAGCGCCTCCCCATTCGAGAACGTGATCGTAGTTTGTGATCTCAAGAAGCAGACCTGTGTCGTTGACTCCGAGCCCCGCGGTGAATGCAGCGATCTGCGCCTGAGTTCTTTTGTAACGACCGAATGCGTACGTCCACGCCACTCCATCGCTGATGTACCAAAGACTCGACCCAGCGTCCGTCTCTCGGTACAGGAAGTTGTCGTAGTTAGCAGGAGGATAGTTCGTCCGATTTGCCCGCGTGTCCTGAATCGTGCCGGCCGAAATGATTGGCACCCAAGATCCCGGCTCCGGATCACCATCGAAGACGTAGAGCACGCCATCCATGCGAACCGCGCCACCATCCTGCGACAAAGGATCGTTCACACTGGGAAGCGCTTCAACTTCCGGGATTGCTGCGTTCTGAGGTTGCGCAAGGATCCCGAGAAACTGACTGAGGTTTATCCGCTTGCGCGCCTGGATCTGCTGTTCGATATCGGATATCGAGATTTTCTGCGGAGTCTTGGGAATCTTCTGGACCTCATCGTTGAGATCGTAGAGATGCGTCAGGATCAATTGAAACGTTGATATCGCCGCAGGAGAAATTGTTCCTTGTAAACTGTGAAGAATAGAGTAGTCACGCGGCATCAGCGAGTTCGCACTCTAAGTCTCACTCCAGCACCGCCCCCGGCAGGAGGAATAGGAGCGTCAGTAATCGCAATGGAGTCGCTTGTCGCCTTTGTCAGCCCAGTAGAATTCGCGTCGATTGGGCCAGTGCCGATCGTTGAACTCGCAAAAAGGTCTGTCCATGTTGCCACGCCAGCGGTCGCAGCTTTTGTCAGTCCTGGGATTCCGGTTGAACTCGTAAGTACACCCCATGTCGTACTGGCATTCGTCGACAACACAATTGAGGCCGAGGAATCAGTACAGGTCGTACTCGATGCGTTCTGAATAACAGCCGTAACGGTCCCGAGCGTTGCACCAATAACTGCGCTACTTGGCTGCGCCGTAAAGACAACCTTCGTCGCCCCGCACGGCATCAACTGAGAAACATCGTTGCCGAGCACTGTCAATCCCGTGTCGTCCGTCAGGACGTAGTTGTAGTAATACGTCGTGAGCGGAGTGCGCCCCGTGTCATTGTAGGTCGTGAAGGCCGCCGTGTAGTCCTGAAGTTGAGTCGCTGCGAGGCATTCGGCAACGGTAGTGATCGGAGACGCAGAGCGGCACAGGTAGTACAGCGGAGTGCCGGTCGCTGCTGATGCCGCTGTCCAGCTTACTGTCAGTGTGGTCGATGTGACGGCAGAAGTCGTGAGGATTCCCGAGTTTCCAGGAGTCGGAGGGGATGCACCATTAACCGTCGCCAATGGATGTGGATAGTCGTAGGGAACATACCAGGCGTTCGTCCACGTATTTGTCCCTGTGCACTTGTCCAGCACACCATTCCCGCCGCTACCACTCGTGTTCCAGGAACCTTGATCGGTGGACCAGTAGGCCACGCCAGTCGTGCAGGTTGCAGGGCGGGATGCGCGAGCACCAGAACCCGTACCAACCGTGCCATCAAATGAAGCGCCGCTCGCAGGAATATCGTTATAGATTTCTCGGTTGAACGCGATGACGTCAGCGTCGAGCAGGTCTAAGCTGCTGGCGGTGCCTGTCACTTTAAAAGACACAGTTCCGGCCAAACCGTCTCGGTTTGCGGTTGTGTTTGTGATTCTCGGAGCGATTGAAGTTGTCGCATTGACAACACGGTAGGTGATGCCAGCCGTTACGTTGTCTGTAGCAGCACCACCAGTGGTCGCGTTGAAGCCAACGCCGACTGCTCCGCCGGTAGAGCCGTTCGAAACGGAGATTGTGTCGGACGCCCCCGCCGCTATAGTGTCAGTCGTTAAGAGAACCGCCCCACCATTCGAAGCGTTGACGGTCGGCCCATTCAGAGCAAAGTATCCGAGTACGATCTCGACGGCCTGAGACAGCGTGCCGCTCAAAGGCGCATCGTAGGGACTGGTGTTGTCTGTTACGACCGCTGGGTTTGCGTCCAGAGGGCTCGCCGTCATTCCTCGCAGAACAGCAACGGTCCCAGATCGCGCTGCTGCTGAGGAGTCGTGCGTAAACGTGACTGTGACAGCGCCGCCAGTGACGACCGTACAATTCCATGCAGACAGCCTCATGGAGCCGTTAGTACCCGCGGTTAAAGGGTTCCACGTACATGTAGGGCTTGACGCAATCGTCGGCGTCGTGCCGCCGACTAGATCGCCAAGCACTGCAACCAACTCCTGCCCGACATTGGCGTAGGGGATCGACGTGCTGGCAGTTGTCGCGGCAGGAATAACCAAGGTCGTACCACTCGCCTTCGATTTATTCGAATACGCCATGGCCCTGCACTCGCCGCCGTTGCCTTGCACGGTCACGGGGTTTACTCCCGTGTTGTTCGTGTTGTTGGCCAGATAGATCGGCTCTAAGGCTTGTGCGAATCCAGAAGCACCGCCTGGCCAGTTCTGTTTCGCTGTTGTCCCTACGTTCTGGTTTGAACCGCTAATCCATCCCCATCCTGGCTGATGCGACACAGGATAGGTGTCAGGATACGAACCCGGCCAACCAGGGATACCGATACACTGGAGCGTTTTGAAAGACGCGGAGTGGTATGCCGCTGGCTGGGCCGTTGTAATGTTGCACGGCGAAGCAGGAGCAGGAAACGTGTTGTTGTGTACGAAGCCAGTGCCCCCGCGCTGAGAGATCCAGTTTGTCAGGGGCACTCTTGAGCCGGAGTAGATGTCGTTACACGAAAACGTATTGTAGTAGTACTCAGCACCGCGAATACCCGTCACATTCGAGTCGTATCCGTGACCGCCGAAAGTTCCAAGATGGATCTCGTTGAATCGCCCGACGAATCTCGCTGACGTCGAGATGTCGGTGATTAGGAACCCTTCGATGTAATTGGTTTCGAGATAAACATTGCCCGTACCGCCGCTGTCGGCAGATCCAAATGTCGATGCGGACTCCCACGAGGTGGTGGCGTTGCCGCCAAACGCCACATCCAGCACATTGACATTCGTGAATCCACCAGTGCAAAACGTGGTCGTAAAAATGTTCCGGTAGATGACAGCATGGCCGGTGCCGATAAACCCGGCTTTCGCGTTACACCCCGGCGTCGTGTTAAATGTGAACGTGTTGTGGTGGACAATCCATTCTTTGTGCTGGCCCGCTGCCATCGACGTGCCAAACACGTACTGTCCGGCCTGAGTGCTGGAGTCGATCAGGAACGTAATATTCGAAATCGTTGGATTGTGCGTCCCGTTAGGCTCGTAGCCAAAGAACACGCCGTTGCCTGTCGAGTGATTGGTGATTATCGTCTGTGTCGATGGGTCCGCACCCCAAGGCGATTGAAAACTGCCAGCACCGCGAATTTCAACGCCCACCGTCCCGCTGTCTGTGATTTCAACGTGCGTGGTATAGATCCAACTCCCTGCGTTAAGGCAAATCACATCGCCATCGGATGCCGCATTCACCGCAGTCTGAACCGTAGGCTGATCTCCATTAATCGTTGTCGTGCAGGCGGCCTGCGTGAGTACGGTAGTTCTTGACAGAAGCGCAAGCGTCAATAGAATTACCGAATGATAAAACAACTTTTTAAGCGCTTCTTTGGTCTGACGCCCGTAACGACTTGCGGACGCTGCGGCGTCTCTAAAACAACCAGCCGGTGTCATCGCTGTGGGCATTAACATCCTCCAGCCCCCAATAGCATTAGACTCTGCACACATGCGGCTGCTGCGCCATTGAGATAGCCGATAACGATTCCCGCTTCGTAGAGCGAGTCGATATTTGCCGTAGTGTCGGTCACAAGGCCGATGTCCGTCCCTGTGCCAGCGGGATAAGTTGCGCTTCCGATCTTGAAGAATGTAGCTGCCGTTGAAGTCAGCGCAATGGTTCCGGAAGAACTGCCTTGCAGCATGATGGAGCCATTTTCTGGCGTTGGGTTGGCATCAGCGCGTACCCAACCAAGAACTCCCTTAATAGTCAACCCGGTTATATCTACGTCTCCAGCCGAGATTGTCTGGATGTTGTACTCCTCGGTCTTTATATCGCTCTTGTTCAGAGCCCATCCATAGGTTGTAGAAAGAGGACGCTCACTGACGTTGGGCGCATGACCAGTGCCGATTCCGTTTGGTGCAGGGCCAGCACCGACTTCAGTCGTGAACTCATTAGTTGTGCCGTTCGAAATCGGTCGCTTCGCCGTGACGCGAATGTCGCCGGGATCGCCAAGGTCGGTGCCGTCGTCGCACCAGATGTCGTCTGTAAAGAACGTCGTTGTCGATACGTTAGTTCGGATTGACAGGCGATTCGTTGAAGCGTTCGCAAGCGTCACGCCAGTTAGCGTGAGTTCAGTGTTGCCATTGATCCGAACTGTAATGTTTGCGGTTGTGCCCGAGATCGTGTAAGAGACACCGATCCGCGTCCATGTGTTATCTGATAATACCGTCGCGCCCTCTGATCCGAGAGACGCCGTGCTGAGCATCTCCAACTTGCCGGTCGTGTTCAGGCGCATGCGGATTACATTTGTCGCTCCAGCCGAATCCTCAAACAGCGTGATAAAGGTATTCGTCGCAGGAGTAGCGTCAGGAAAGTTGTACCAGATGCTGCACCGTCGTCCAGCGTCAGCGAGCACATTTGTCCGGTTAAATTGGCCCGTCGCTGCGCCTGTGCCGATCTTGTAAGAATTTGGCCCTGTATGGAAAGTTACCGCATCGACGGTTACAGTCCCAGAGGTCGTACTCGCCATCGACGTGTCTGTCGTCGCATCGCCACCAGAGTCAATCCATGTCGCCGTCTGCGCCCACGCGGGAGCCGCGACGAGCAGCAGGAGGATGAGGAGAAGTTTTCGCATAAGGCTCCTACGGCGCGTGAACGTACTGAATCGATCCGGACGTCTGCGCCGTTGTCGATGTGAGCATGCAGAGATAGTAGCCACCGGTGGATGGCCCGAGGACTGTTCCCTTACTCGCTCCGAGGGCAATGCCGGAACCGTCTGCCGCAAAACTCCAGCCTGTAGCCGCGGTTGTTCCACCATTTAAGCCCTCAGTAATCGAGCCACAGCCATCCGTGTTATCGGCCGCTATAGCTACTTTCTGAGCGCCTTGGACGATGATGTTGACAGAGCAGATGTACCACTTGTCGGAACCTGACGCATTGTCGATCTCGAAGGTGGCAGCAGACGTCGTATTGATAACGTACTTGCTCTTAGCCACTCCATCGCAGGGGTCAGTTACCGGAGCTATTGCAGTACCTGTCGAACTGAACATATTCACGTCGAGCGCGTGATTCGAAGCGACATTCGCTTGAGTGTTCGAGTTGTAGTCCCGGAGGATCGTGGTTCCCTGCTGGGCAAGCAGGACTCCTCCAGCCAGGGTGAAACAGATTGCGAGACGGGCGATTCTTAGAAACTTACGCATGACATTCTCTCCTTCTATCGGGTCATGAAATTGATTTGCGCCTTATCGTCGGCCGCCTCGAAATAGATATAGAGTTCACTGAGCATGTAGCCGTAAGACATCAACCCACTGCACGGCGGGTATTGAATGATGCCACTGCCTCCACCTGGAGCGATCTGCTGGCCAATCTCAGCGGTAATTGTCGCGTCTCCATGGGCAAGAAAACCCGTGTTGTCTGGATCCGCTGCAACCGAAATCCACTGGCACTTTTCCTGCGGAGTGTTGGCCGAAGTCGCTCGCACTTTTGAGCCGGCGCCTGTAGACGTAACAATGATTGAACGGATCATTCAAATCCTCCCTACGCGGCCCCGCCGCCAAATGGTCTCACTGGACGGTATGGGCCAGAATCCCCCCAACCGCGCAAATTTATCGTGCAATCCTCCGGGAACAACCGACACCCCTCAGTTCCGACAATCGTATACTTGACGGACTTCCCTTTCATGATCTTCAGTTCCACCATCTGCTTTGCATAAACGCCGCCTGTCGATGGAATGGTATACGTGAAATCCGTCCCGTCGATAGTAATTGTGAGCACGGTATCTTCGGTAGAGATCACCGCCCACAGGCTTTCATGGTCGTGATGGAAGTAGTGCGGATACCCGAAAGTCATCTCCTGCGTCTGCCAGGTGTTGCGCACCATGTCTCCGGGCTTCTGCTTGAAAGACGGCTGCCACTCGTAAAACTTGGGGCCCGATGCTGCCCACTGGACATCGATCGCCATGTTGCGCGCGTCCTGCCCGTCTCCAGAATTCACTATCAGGTTCTTCTGATCTTCCCGATCTGCATTCGTGAACGCCTGTGCAGCCTTCAAGACCGTGTAATTGTCAAATCCGGCAATGACAGAGATCGCAACTGAGGGGCTCACGAAGTCGAGCATCGCATCGCCGAACTGCTTCTCGGAGCGCGAATCGTCCGCATCCTCGCAGCCGGTTCGGAATTGCCCTGGGATAGCGGTGCCGTCGTCTGTTGTGCCGCCAGCGGTATGTAGTCGCCCATCGGCGCCACCGTAGATCACCGACTGCACGCTCTGACCTTCCTCCTGATAGGCCATCAGGAGTTCAACAGCAGGCTCGTCTGGCCACCAGGCTTTTGCTGCCACGTCGTAAGACAGCCGATGCCGATTCGCGTCCGTGCCCACGTAGTCGTAATAGACCCAACCGCGCGCGTACGAGAGCTGCTGAGAATAGGGCAGCGTGTCGTCCGGTGGAATGTAGTCGCCGAATGTCTGGCCAGCGGTATCGCCATGTGGGAATAGCACGTAGAGATCGCCTGTGATTGATTCAGAGACCGCTCCACCGCCACTCTCGTAAATCCCATCGACAGCGCGAAACCAAATCTTTCCTTCCCCGGAGCACAGACAGCGGCGCGCGAACAGTCCGCGCTTCCCGGCCTCGAGGATCGTCATGACAGAAACATCGTTCAGCGCCGGATAGATCGCAAAACTTCGCTGCGAGGAATAGACGATTGACCGACCGTCAGGGAGCATCACGCCATTAACGAGAGGCTCAGTCGGCGCCGTCACTTCCTGCGTGAATCGGATCGGTGCGGAATCGGCGTTCCCGGGCTTCGTCCAGAACAGGCTGCCCGGCTGATAGACGCTCCCGCACGCGAACAGAACGTCGATCAGAGGATGCGGTCCCCACAAAGAAGGCAGCGGCTGCGCAAGGAGAATCGGCTCTTTGATGTACCAGGCGACCGCGGATCCAGTTCCCGCATTCTCGTTTATCTGAACGAAGGTCGTGCTGGTCGGCTGATTGTAAAACGTGTAGTCGACGCCCGCGATGTTGATGATCGTGCCGCGGCCCCACGAGGTATTGAAAGTGTCTCCAGAGACTCGCACAACAGATGTCCCTGCGACGTTGCAGGTTCCACTCTTTGGAGTGTCTATCGTTGGGAACGGCTGATGATTGTCGAGTTCCAGAGGTGGCGCGTTGGCCAGAGCCGTTTCCGATTGATCATCGTTGAAAGTCGGAGTCCCCGTGTTCGGAACACTTCCGATCCGATGCCATCCCTGAAGGTTGCCGCCATACCGTTCAATTCTCAGTTGCGTGGCCTGTGCGTCAGACACGGTGGAAAGAGTCAGGATCACCCGCTCGCTTCGAGGAGAGGGGCCTCCACGCATCGGAGGAGACGGATTCGACATTGCGCCGATCGCCGACTCTGCCCGATAGCGATAAAGGAATTGCGTCCCGAGGTCTCCAGTGTCAGGACCGTAGGTACCGCCGACAAGGATCGCCGACACATACACGTCGACCGCCCCAGTAACCACAAACTGCACCCGGCACGAGTTCATGTCCTTCCAGGTCCGCGTCAGGTCGGACCCAACACGGTTCGCCTCGAGAACGCTCAAAGGAATCTTGAACTGCGTCCATTGAGCCTTTCCTGCATCGCTTTGCGCGCTGGTGGAGGATTGAACCGGAGAGCCAGTGTCTTCCTCATAAACGGTCATGGTGGGAATGGAACCATAATAGGGATACTGGTACTGATTCGGATCGATTCCTGACACGTCAGTTCCAGGGGGCGGCAAGAACTCCGGATAGTAGCCAAACTGAGCAATGACCGCGGCCTCGTCGATGATCTGTCTTTGAATCGCGCGCTGCTGGGTGGTGAGCAGCGACAAGGTTCCCTGGGCAGCCGGCACAAAGTCAGACGCTCGAAACTCGAAGTAGTAGAAGTTTCTCTGAAAGATCGTCCCGGCCCCGGATCCGGCCACGTCGATATCGAACATGATCTTTCCCGACGTCAGTTTCGAAGGATCGGTCAGGAGAAAGCCCACCTGCAGGTAGTCGGTCGACTGGATTGGACGTCCACCGACAAGCGAAAGGTTTGCCGCAAGCGCCGTCGACGTCAGATAGCCCGTGCCAGTAGTGATCGCACTCACCATGGCATCCTGAGTCACAGTTTCGGCTGCAGCGTGCGTGCTCACGAAATACGCACGGAAGGATGCCAGTCCGGCCAGAGCATCGCCAGCGGCCCGCGTAGACGCCGTACTGGTTCTGATACAAGTCAGCCCGTTCGGTCCCGGAGTCACCGAGAGCACCCGGCAGTTTTCTGCCGCTGCAATCCGGATCATCGAATCCACCTGGATCTCGCGGACAGGAATGCTCAACACGATCGAGCAGGCCCCTGAAGTTCCGGCATCGTAGATAATCGATCCGATCGTGATGGTCCCTGACGTTGCGGGGAATACATCGTGGACGAGGACGGTTTCTACGGTTCCGCCTCCCGTGTTAATCAGCAGTCGAGATCCAGCCAATATTCCCGCTGCCACTGCCGGATTGACGCATGCCCATCCGGTCGTGCCCGTATCGAACAGAATCTGCGAGATGGTCGTATTGACGCGCCACTGCTCGCGTGTGGGGTTTCCGGCAGTTCCTCCTTCAATCCAGACCGCCTGCAGCGCAACGTCGCTCGCGTAAGAGAAGTCTTCAAGGTATGCGTTGTTCGGGATGGCCAAGGCTGCAGTCGGCGGCGAGTTCGGCGCGGCGATCCCAAGACCGTAATCCGTTGCCGCGTCCATGCTCACCTTGCGCATCTTCGCGGTGTCGGCAACGTACATCCACGACTGAGGTGAACCGTCAGGACGGAACGGCACGAGCGCGACCGGGTTCCCTGAATATCCGGTGTCTACTTCGGTCAGATTGCCAGAGGTTCCCGTGTAGAGTTTTGTTCCTGCAGCCGACACCCTGATGAAAGGATTCGCCGCACCTGGCAACTGATCGTTCATCCGGCGAACGGAATGGATCGCATCGGCAAGAGCGGTCGAGTTGATCCGAGCGAAGCCAGCGCGTGATTCGATGGTGCCTGGTTCGTACGAACGCGCATTTTTCAAACGAGAGAATTTTCCTGGAGCGAGGATATCCGGAGGCGCAAGCTGCAGCCCCGTACAGGCCATCTTCCGTTTCAGACGAGTGTAGTCCGCCATCTACAGCCCATTCCTCCGCAATGCAGCAAGGTATTCCTCGATACGATCAATCCGCTTTTCCTCACGATCAATCCGCTTTTCTTCTGACGTGGCGTGAGTCTCCAGATCGCGCCGAGTCTGTTCTCCTGAAGCCTTCGTATTCGAGTACAGCATTCCAGCTACAAAAACCAGACCGGCGACTTTCCAGAGCAAATCAAATGAGACAGTCGGCGCTTTCACGATTTCCCGTCTGGCGCTGGCCCTGTTTCCTTGATGGTCGTTTTCTCGACAACCTCTCCTCCGTCTGGAGTCTTTCGGCTCACGCTAGACTCCAAGGACTGTATTTTGCTGTCAGCGAATTTCTTGACTGAACCAGCGAAAAGATGAAGCAGATCGTAGATCCATTTATACCAAAATGATCCGACTTCCGGTGGCGGCATGCTGGTGACGAACGCGCTGAAAAGCCAATAGGCAATGAGCACTTCGAGAATTACCTTCGGGTGAGCAAATAGTTCGTCCATTACTTCGAAACCTCCTGCACGTCCTGAGTCTCTCTGGGCGACCTTCGCGGATGCTGCTCTTTCGGCCTGATCGCCCTATCGCCCAATGCTTCGAAGAATGCCGCATTCGCCCGCATCCTCTGGTTCCTGATCGAAGCCATCCGATAGAAGTTGTTCATCAAAGGCATCGAGTCTGTCAGCGTCGACCCGCCCTGCTTGGATACTGCGACGTGTTCGGCGTAATCCAGGATCACGTCGAGTTCTTCTTGGCTCATTTGTACCGGGCCATCAACTACCGGGATAGGCGCCTTCCTGGCGATATCTCCAGTAACTGAATAGATTCCGTTCGGCACCTTCGATAGCGCGATCATGTTGTAGCCACACACTCCGACCTTTGTCGGCTGATCTGAAGTGTTTCTCCAGTAGGTCTGATCGAACCGCTCAAAGTCTTCGAGAGAAGAAATCTGCACGTCCACGCCCTGAATCTGAGCGTTCATCAGAGGCGACTGCATCCGCGCAATCTCAACGCCCTGGCGCCACCGCATCTCGCAGTATTGAGCTCTCAGCAGATCCTGAGACATGCCGGCGCGCCCAAACAAGTCAGCCAGCGCTCCCCACTTCAGAACCCACGACAAATCGTCAGGGATGCCCAATAGCGTGGCCGACACTGAGGGATTGAAGTTTGCCCCGGCATTCACCGAAAGCATGTCCAGAGACCCAACGTCGTTCGGAGGAGGGGCCAACTGGAGTGATACCGGAGGCGTAATCGCAACGCTGTACTGCGTCGGTCTTCCGGCGTTCAGCGCCCAGCCCCGCGAAAAGGCATTCAGTCCGAATTCATCCGACCGTTGAAGTTGCCGATAAACCGCCGCGCCCGCGTCACTGAGGCCCACCCATGATGCCCACCGGACATCAATGACGTTCTCGGAAAGCGGCACCCTGCCAATCGGCGAAGGCGGAACGGCCGGCTGCGAGTTGGTCAGCATGATCCCGGTTTCAACAAGAAGTTGATTTCTTCGCCGCTGCAGCGCCTGGGTAAGATCGTCGAGGGTGAATTGCTCCGTGCCGAGCCATGAGGATTGCGAACTGATAGCCTGATTCTCCATCAGCGCATACTGCAACTGCAGGATCATGTCGCGGTCGGTGATCGTCATCCCGAGAAGCGAAGGAAGTTGAACGGTCAGATCGTAAAATGCCGTCCCGGAGACCGTATTGAAAACACCGCGCTCTTTCCAAAACTGCGTGATGCTACCGTACGTGCGAAGGGCTTCCGCGAGAATCAGCCCGAGTTCAGTGTCAGCCCAGTAGGAAGTCGCAGTGAGAGTGATCGACAGTCGGCCTGCCAGTTGCTGCTTCAGTTGGGACCATGTGATGAAGGAGTAAGGCATCCATCCTCAGTTCGGGTTTCCAACGCAGATGTAATCAAACACCGTACTACCTACCGATGCGGAGGTCATCGTAACAACCAACTGTGCCGTATTCGCGTTCTTATACCAACGAACGCCCACGCCAGGATCGGCTCGCGGCGACATTGTGCAGGAAGGCACGCTGCCGTAGGCTACTGGGAACGTGACTGTCGCATTTACTTGACCGTTCGTGATTGTCGCAGTTCCAGCCCAGGTATCGGCTGAAGGCTGTATCAGTTTTGTCTGAACCTCCAGCGTGCCGTCGTCACCGACTTGCAGAATTCGCGTGGAGTTGTCGTTAGCAAAAAGCCGCAGGACGCCAGACTCGACCTTCCAGTTCTTGCACGGCGTAGCGCCCGTTAAAGCGCAAAGGCGCGAGGTGCCTTGAATGTAGTTGCCGTAGGAGTCGGGGTAGCCGTTCAGGAACGTGCTGCGCGCAGCAAGCATATCGGCAGGACTGTTGGTCATCATCCCGAGATCGTAGATACCGCCAATCGTCGTCGTGTTCGTCGTGTCGATGTACCCTTTGGTGATGGTTCCGGTTTCAATGAAATAGCCGACCGTGTTCGTGCCGTCACCGAGAAGTACATTTCCAGAAACCACGACAGCATTGACCACATCCTCGAACGCAACAGTCCGAGAATTACTGGCGATAGTATTTCCGGCGATGATTGCATTATTGACGTTGAAAACATGAATCCCGGCATAACAATTCGTGCCAGCGTTCAGATTGCAGTTTGTTCCAGCAGAATCCGCCTGAAACACCTGAGCGCCGATGACCTTGATATTTGAGGTGTTCTTGAACAACATCGCAGGACCGCCCTTGATGTTGTCTGATCCCCCGCCAATGAATGTGAAGTTTAGTTGTGCCTGCGCCCCAGATGCCTTCTGGACAGCGACGCCTCCAGAGCCACTTATCAAATCGCGGTTAGAAATAATCGAATCAGTGAACGTATATCCGCCCGACTGATTGACAGTCGTGCTCAGGATATGGATTCCCCAGTCGCCACAAGAATCAGGATTCACGTTAATGAAGTGCGTTTCTCCGCTACCTTCCGCATCGATATGCAGGCAATCGCCGGGATACTTGAAGATCCAGATGTTTTGAAGCTGCGAGACTTGTATGCCTGCAATGGCAAACCCGTCAGCACTTCCCGTCGTTCCACCCGGGCCCGTAATCTTGACGTCGTGGATATCGACGTAGCCTGGGATGAATGAGGCGTTACCAATCGGAACAGCGTCAGATGATGTCGAGGTTGAAGTAACACTTAGGTTCGAAAAACCCATACCGCTGGTTACGTAGGCTGGATTAAAGTTCCACGCGGACGTACCAGACAAGGCAATCGTGGTCTGCCCCATGTCCAACCCGCGAACGTAGAGCACGCCAGAGGAATAGGAGAAAGCATTTCCTGTGACGGTATAGGTTGCGGCTCCGAGCAGAAGATTCGTGTTCCGGGAGATCGCCACGGGAGCCGACCATGTTTGAGCGCCCTTGAAGCCTCTCGCGTCAGCAGTTCCGCCCGTCGACGGCAGCGCTGCCACGCATGCCGCGATCTGAGCGCCAGCGTTAGCCCCGGGGAAGTTCGTGCAATCGTTCAGCCCGGGGGTGCCGATAACAACATCGCCCAGCGTGTAGGTGGTCATGCCGGTTGCAGTGACCCGGACATCGTAATGCCCGGCTGCTGCGTAGAAGAAGAACTGGCCTGTTGTCGCACCCTGAATGGCGAATGGGTTTGCGAGTGGCGTCACGCCATTATCGGAATAAATAGTCGCTAGAGTCGACGTTTGACCGGGAGGATCGTAGACAGTGATACACGGCTTCCCGGAGCACGCCCCAGTCAGAAATGATCTTTGAGCAAAGGACGTGCTCGCGATGCCAGCAGTCGTTATCGTCTGCCCTCCCTGCTGCACCCAGTTCTGATACTTCTCGAATCCAAACGCAGTCTGGGCGCAGAGCAGCAATCCGATCAGAATAAGAAGTCGACGCACGGGTCCTCCTACGAGTTCTTGCCTTTCATGGGGCCGTCGCGAAATGGCGTAGCAAGTGGTCCTTGCGTGAGATTTCCGATAGCAAGACCAGATGGAATAGCCGGACTCTGCATCGATCCGGTACCCATGTTCCCGTCCTTAAACGGGGAATTCATCGACTCACCTCCCGGCTGACTGATTGGCACTTTAGGATCAATTGACGGAGCCGGAATCGCGTCGGTAAACGTGGAGTGAAGGTCGCCCATTTTTGTTCTCCTTAAACTGGAACGTTTGCTAACATAGAAACGGCCCCGATGAAAGTTGACGCTCTCTTCGAGGCCTCACCAATCGCAATACGGAAAGGACGTATCACGCAATGGCTAAACGAATAGTACCATTTGTGGAAAGCGCGAAGCATCTCGCGGCATCCAAGAAGAATATTCTCAAAGCTCAAGCCGCCTGCGTCACTCACGGAAGCCACAAAACTCCTGAGTATGAGGCGTGGGTCAATATGAAGCAGCGATGCACAAATCCTGGATACGTTCATTTCGAACACTATGGAGGCAGAGGTATCGTAGTTTGCGAAGAGTGGTTTCGTGATTTCGCGACATTTCTGAGAGATGTCGGACAGCGGCCAAGTTCGAATCATTCCTTGGACCGCTATCCCAACAATAACGGCAACTACGAACCCGGTAATGTGCGTTGGGCCACTCGAAGCCAACAGCACATGAATAAGCGCAACAATCGACTCTATACCTACAAAGGAGAGACAAAGCATCTGTTCGCGTGGGCTGAGACTTACAAACTTCCTGTAGAGCGATTGCGCAATCGCATCCGTTCTGGATGGAGCATTCACGACGCTCTGACGACACCGCAAATTCCACACAGCCAACGACGAAACTCTAAAAAGCGAAATCACCACCCACCTCCGGCACCCCATGGGCAATGACTCTGGAGCCATTTCGAGTCTAAAGGCCACTGCGAATTGTTCGTTCGCTTAACCAGACTCATCAGATAAACTTCGTCGTCTGTCTTCTTCACGCCCGGCAGCATCTTGTCGTAGTTCTCCTGACCGTGAGTGATGAAGTAGCGCCAGTCCACGCCACGCAGGTCGGGTATCGCTCCCTGATTAGCCAGCCCCCACATTCCGGAATGCGACAGAGCTTTCCAAACAACAAGGCCAGGCGGGATCGTATCCGGGATATCTTCATCGTCAACAAGCTCAGCGCCTCGCCGTATGTACAGGGTTGAATAGCTTTTTTCGAACGTCGGCGTTGGGTACCACTCCTGTTTTGGCGCGCGGCCATTTGCGGCTGATCCAGCCTTGAAGCTTGCCACGATATACGGCTGCCCTTGCGATGAGCGCTGGGGGTCCATTCGATTAATATCAGCCTGCTGCTTGTTGATCTTCAGCCAGTAGCCTGACGACGGGTCGTAAACAGAGAGCCACTTCTTAAAGTCTCTGGACGGAGCGTCGTAATAGCAGCGGAAAATTTGATAACTTGCCGCCGCGTTTGTCTCCCCCGAATACCCTATCGCATTGGTCCCCAGAGCAATCGTCAGCACAATGGCCGCAGGATTCGTCACATCGATCGCCGTGATGTTGTAGATCGGCCCTGTGGTCGAAACCCGGAACTGCCTGGTGTTCATCGGGGCACCCGTGTTGAGAACCTGGGCGAGCACCAAAGCCGAAGCCGTGGCGTCAAGAGTGACCTGATCGGAGAATTGAGTTACGGAAGCCGTGCCATCGGAGATGAGCGCCGGCGAGTATATCTGCGCGTCCTCGACTAGAAAACTCCAAAGACGGGAATCGCAGATGTCGCGCCAAGCCCTGTTGACAAGGATCCGAGCCAAGCCTGGAGGAAGCTTTGGCACCCAACCCACCAACTCTGAAGCCAAGCTGACGACATCTGCCATTTGCTACCCATGACCCCTGCTATTAGTTACCCCAGACCATCAGATTCGCGTGATAGCCGTCAAGATCCGTGGAACCTGCCACTTCCGCGCCAGTCGCGATTGTGACCCACATGAACTTGATCGAAGTCGTTGGACCTGACGTCAGGATCGGAATGATCCAATAGGTGCCTGTCGAATCTGCAACGACGCCAGCCGCGAAGATGTTTTTCAACATGATCGATTGCGCCTGCAGGACGTCGCCGCCACCGGCCAACTGCGTGTACAAAGAGGGACCCGTGTAATACACGGGCACACCCTTCATCGCAGTGGCATGAGCTACAACCTTCTGCTGGACAATCGCGGTTGCTACTGTTGCTGCCATTGATTACTCCTTAATTGCCGACGCAAATCCAGTGAAATCCCGTGGTAACAGTGTCTGGCCCGGTTACGGTAAAGGATGAAGTAGAAACAAGGTTGATTACCATGGAAGATGCCGCAATTGTCGCTGTCGTACCAAGCGGACTTGCAGTACAGAACATTGACGTTGTGGCTGTAAAAGCCGGGGAGATGCCCGAAATAGTAGCCACCGATGGAGTAGCCGATGACAAAGCCCCAGAACCGTAGGCTATCTTACCGTTTGTACTCTGCGCTGTAGGTGTTGCACAGGTAGCAGATGTAAGACACGAGGTCATCGTGGTTCCAGGAACCGTGATCGACGCAGCCGGGAATGTGGCCGATACAGTGCCAAGAGCCCCGGTGGTTGGAGTTAGGGTGATTGCGCCGGATGTTGCATTGTGCATCACCACGGTACCGACTGTGGTTCCGGCAACGCCGACGTCGACTGAACCAGTTAAGTCAAGGGAGGTTCCGGTCGCTGCGCCAATGTTTGGCGTGACGAGAGTCGGCGAAGTGATAACACCAAGTCCGGCAAGTCCAACGCCTGAGTTCTGCAACGGGAACGACATTTTCGTGATCGCCGTACCGCTCGACTCGATGATCGCCATGATCGTGTTGCCAGAGGCCGCGGCGGTGGCAAGAGTCGCGGAGTGCGCAACGGTTCCAGACGAATCCGCATACACGAAATCGCACGACGTGTAGGTAGGCGCCGCGCAATCGGTCTTACTGGCCGTCGCATTAAGCGTACCCGCAGTGATCGCAACGGCATGCCCACCGTTGTTCAATGTGCCGGCCGTCCAGGTTACGTTCAGGAGCCCGGTCGTGCTGACTGTCGGCTGCCGCAGATTCGCCTGACTGAAAAACGGCAATGCCGAAAGCGCCATCACCGCGGCTGCAAATGCAATAAGTGTAAGTTTCTTTTTCATGGTCTCTCCTTCAAACCCGCAGCAAGAGCGGCATGTTCATGATTGTCGAAATTGCACCGGCAACCGGAATACCGTCTGCCTGGCCGAGATACAGGCGCTGCATCTGCGCCACCTGATCGAACGTCGGATTGGCACCGCTGCCATCCAGAACGTCAGCCGTTGCGTTATCCGCTCCAGCTCCTGCATTTGCCTGGTATACCCCGCAGCCGTCCGCGGCGACACCCGTGAGAACCGCGCGGAAGTCCACGGAGGCTTTCCCGGCCACCTGAATCCACGCATAGTATGCGGCCGTCACCGCGTTCAGGCAAATGCCCGCGCGGAACGAGCACGTCTGAGAACCGGCTGTGCCACCGATGGTCTCCAGGTTCGATACCTGATAAAGATCCTCGTCGACTGTGGTGTCCCACAGATAGATCAGCCCGCGCGCCGCCGCCGTGACATCAGCCGAGCGAAACCGCACGTACTGATAAACGCCGCCGTAAAGCGTGCCGATGGTGGAATCGTACAGAATCTCGTCAGGGCCGAGCACCAGCCGATTGCCCAACTGGGAAATCTTCTGTGCGCCGGTTCCGGAAGAGACCGCCATTCCAGGCGTGGGATCGTTGACGGTGTTGTAGCCGCGCTGGCTACCACTCGACATCGAGTTGATGACTTGTTCAAAACGACTGGGCATTGTGAAATCCTCCTTCGAGCCCTTCCTTGGGCGATCTGGAAGGGGGCTCTACAGCCCCCGTTTTAGAGACGTTACGGCTTAATCAACCGTTGATTCCAAGGACTTGCTTGCCACTCCATGGCGCACGATTTTGTGCGTTGAGCGAGGCCTTAACTTGCCCGGCCACGCGCGTTCCGTCCTGAGCTCTCACGAAGCCAGACCAGCCAAATCCGAATTCAGGATCGTTCGCGATTCGGAGCATCCACTTCGAGGTGTTGAACCACATGAACAGTTCGCCGACTGTGCAAGTCTGCGAGACCGGGTAGTTCGACGCGGCTGTCGGGGAAGCCGGCGACACGAATGTCGACGTCAGCCAGTTCCCGATGAGCGGCTGATTCTTGCCGTACTTCAGGGACGGGAAGTAGTCGTCCTTCAAGAACATCGCGTTGTTGATCTTGAAGCCTGACGCGCCGTAGAACGGATCCCGTTCCTGCTGGTAAATCTGCTGGGTCTGGATGCGCTCTTTGATGTACGCGAACACAGCCTTGTTGCCGATGCCGAGATCGGGTTCCTCCGCACCACGGCAGCAATCCTGGTAGGTCTCCTCAATCACCGGATAGGAGATCGGTGCCGCTGCGCCTGCCGCTGTGCCGTTCCAATACGGAGTCGAGTTCAGGGAGTCGCCAACCACGCCGTTGCGCGCCTGGGTGCCATACGCCGTGAAGATCGATCCCTCCCACCCGGGGTCAGTCCCGTTGTTGTAGGCTTCGATGGTGCCGTTGATCGCCTTGGGACGATTGCCGACCACACCACCACCGGACGGCTGCCCGTGCCGGTTGAGCGCCACCGCGACGATCGCGGAGATCGTGTTCATCGCGATACGCAGTTTCGTGTTCACCAGCGAGAAGACCGCCAAGGGGCCCTTGTTGGTGACGAGCATGTTCTCGAGATACTCGGAAAGCGTCACCTGTACATACTTCGGATCGAAGATCGTCGCAGAGAGAACGTCCACGACATCGATGTTGAAGTTGTCGCCCGGCTGATAGAAGCCGCCGATCAGTGCGCCGTACGCAAAGTCGTTCTGCATGAAGGCGCCACCACCAAACGGTACGAGGGCCTTCGCGCGCATGTGGGCAAGGAAAGGGGCGTTCAGGAAGAACAAGTCTTCGATGACCGCGGGGTAGATTTCCTTTAGAGTCGTAACGTTAAGTGGATCCAGGATCGGATCGGGCATTTTTAGCTCCTATGTCTGACGGCCCGGATCGATTAACGCCCGGGGATAGTTACTGACTTTGACCGCCGTAATACGTGCCGAAGCGCTGCATTGCCCCTTCGACGCCGCGGTTCTGGTTGCCAGCGTTGACGACTTTGGTCGCGTCGACAACCGGCTTAAATTGCGCGCCAATGACCGGAGAACCGGGAAGTCCGGCGTTCGGTATCGGCGAATTGCCTTGCTGAGACGCCCGCTTGATCCGGTCTTCCTCGATGCCCTTTGCGATTCGGGCCTGGATCCCGGCTTCCGCGACTTCAGCCAACTTGCCGGAGACGTTGTACTTCTCCTGCCAAATCTGACTGGGAGTCTTCTCGCGGGAAGGATCGCGGAATCGAATGGCGTCCTGCGCGGACTGCATCGAGAGGGCCACGAGTTCACTGGCGTTCTCAAGAGGGGCTCCGAAAAGTTTCGTGTGCTGGATGTTGATGTCGTGGATCTGGGCGGCCACCTGCGGATAGGTCGACCGGAGATCCGCCGTCACTTCGTCGCGCGTCACGAACTTTGTCGTGTCCACCGTGTTCTGCTTGTGGACGGGAGTATTCGGGGTATTCGGCGTGCCTCCAACGGGGGGCTTAAACTCGAACCCGTACTCGCCAGCATGTTTCTTGAGCTCTGCTTCCATAGCTGCGTACTGCGCCTTCAAAGTCTCCCGGTCGGTCAGGAGAGTCTGGAGCGCCGGCGCCACCTGGTTCACATCGGACGTGCCGAGAATCTCGCCCATCTTGGCTTCGAACTGCGCCACTCGAGCGAAGTCGTTCTCGATCGCCGTTTCTTTCGCCGTCAGGCCGTCCTTCAACTTTCGAAGGTTGTCCATGTTCCGGCTGTAGTCGGCCTGCGCCATCACGCGGGATTTCAGAACGTCAACCCGGGGAGTGAATAAAGCTTCAGCCTGGGTCCGTTCTTCGGGAGTCAGTTTCAAATCGTCGAGGAAAATCTTGAGATCGAAGTCCATCGCTATTGCCTTCCTGTTGATTGTTTGGGGTTAGGGTCCAGTGTTTGGGCCGACTGCCTTCCGTCGATGACGGGTCGAGCGATCGAGAACACCTTCCTGCCCGCAAGCTGCATCAGGGTCCAGCGTTGCGTTTTCATGCGAGAGTCCTTGTGGCTGCCGGTTCAGGGCCTGCGGAGTTTGCCAAGATTGCCTTGATACCTTCCAGCATTGCAGCCTTCGAACGATCGAACGGTTCCGAGGCAACTGGAAAGGTTTGAGCAATCGCGTCGAGTTGGCCTTGAATTTCACGAACCTGGCGCATCACCGTTCTGATTTCGTCGGCGATGTTGGTCTGCTGCTGCGCTCCTTGAGCCACCGCAGAGCCTCCGTACGAGGGATTCATTGACATCGATTCGCCATTCTTTCGTGCTCCAAAATACAAAAAGCCCGGCAAAGGCTTTTAACCTCTGCCGAGCTTCGTCTGTTTCGAAAGGAGTTGATCCTTACAACAACCGGTAAACCCGCAGTTCGAGTGTCACTTTACACCCAATGCGGATTTCGATTGCAATACTTTTCTTTTCTTGACTGCAGATACACCGAGGGCCTCTCCCCTCTTCCCTGTATTAGAGTGGTTGACTGGCAGCCTTTGGATAAGAAGTTTTATTCCAGATTCAGTTTAAGAGTCACAGGCTTTTGTGGACCGGGACGCGAGCCCTCGTTTAGTGCGAATCGACTACGCACTCGTTGCCCGGGAAAGAGCCACCAGAGCAATGCGGGTGGCCGAATCTGGTTTACTGCTTTCACTAGAGATGTCCCAGCCTTTTGTTTTTTAACGGCATCAGAATTGGAGAAAATTGTAGGCGATAACTCAAACTCCGTGGTAATTTCTGATTGCAAGTTTTGCACACTTGTGAACTACGCGAACTACTCGACATCTCAGCCTCCTGAATAGTAACTCAGGGGGCTGAAGTGTTTTAGGGAATCTTTTTAGGATTCTTTTTCTTCGAGTTCGATAACGCAGAGAGTGCCGCTTTGAAAATGCAAGTGCATCACGCCTGTTTTCTTGGCTTCCTTGATCAACATTCTCAATAATTCCAAGTCGCGGGGATTGTGGCGCACTTTGCGCGTGAGGGTTTCCGATAGTGGAGTCAGTTCGATTTCGGTTTTCATGACTGCGTTATCGACGTACGGCCGCCGTCCTTGGTTTCAAGACGAGGTGCGTCTGTGCCGGTAGGCGGACGGCCTTCGGGTTTAGCAGGACCACTCGCCGCGGCTGCTGCAGCGCCTCCACCTCCTTCAGCGTTCGGATCGGTCGCATTCCCTTGCGCCAGACCTTCCTGCGCCAACTTGATTGCCTTCGCCTGAATCGCCGCTTCGAGTTGTTTCCAGTTGATGTACTTCTCGAGAACCGTGGCGCCTTTGATCTTGCCGAAGTTTGGAATGTCTGAAGCATCGGCCAATGTTTCAGGATCGATCGGGAATCCTTGTTCGCGCAGTCGTTCGAGGAACAGCCGGTGCGAAATCTGAGTGACCTGGTGCGCGGTCATCGGCTTGATCTGCATGTACATCTTGTCCATGTAGAAACGCGCGCGCTGATACCAGTTGTACTGAGAAGGCGATTGCTTGCTCTCGTTCGGCAGATGCGAAGGAATAACCGTTTCAGGTTCCCAGTTGATGATGCGATCAGTCACACCGTCGATCTCGGTCATGTGGACCGTGCGCCGGGCGTCGTACCGTTGGAACGACATACATTTCCAGAGCTCGCCGAATTCTGAGAGTCCGCGTTCGACTTCACGAGAGTAGTCCCACACAAGGGCGCCCATCGCTTCGGCAAACTTCTCCTGAGTTTGATCGGATGGCATCTGGCGAAGAGAGGCGAGCCCCGCGAGCGCCGGCGCTCCGATCAGGTAAGAAGCCTGCTGGAACATCCATTCGACGTGCTGATAGACGGCAGCATCGACTCGGTAGTAATCGGAACCGAGAAGCGGGGCGATCTGTTCCCCAAGGCTCATATCCACGCCAACACTCTGGCCAGGCTGTCGAACGTCGAGTTCTTCGACGAGAGAGCGCGCGATCGTGCCGTCGTTGTATTTCAGAGCCGGATTCAGGCCCGCATTGATCTTGTCGTCGATCCCGCGGAGGATACGCCGATTCGAATCCTGCACCGGGCGGTAGTCGCGAGGCATTCCAAACCCGAGATACTCCCACGGCCAGGAATCTAACTGGAACTTCACCAGAGGCACTTTGCCGTGCCATTCCTGCTGCGTGTCGTCATCAAGGCAGCACTTCGACGAGAAGACCATCCTGCGCCTGAGCGGATACATCATGCAGTCTTCAGGAAGCGCTTTGCGGTAAAGCAACTGGCCAGACGTGTTGTTGTAGCCAGCCGGGATTTCCATTCCAACGTACGGCACCTTATAGAACCACGACGTATCCGGCTTCCCGAAAGACATCTCATGATCGGTCTCGTTGATGGACGGGTCGAGGATGATCACTTCGTAGATATCAGCGACCGGAAAGATGGCGTTATCGGTTCCTTGTCCGCGGCCAGTTCCGCCAACGTTCAACGCAGGGGAAAGCCAGCGCTGCACCTTGCCCCATACTTTCAAGAGTCCAGTAGGCCCATCGCGGTCAGGAGTGATGAGGTGCTGCTTGGTGGGATACATCGCGTGCGCCTGGGCGAGAGGAACCTGATGGTGGATGATCACCGCGTAGGCTTTCTGGATGTTGCGATCCTGCCCCATCTGGACAGGGAAGACTTGGCCGGCGCCGTAGGATGCGCAGACGATTTCGCCGCGGCCTGGAGCGTAGTGGTTCGGATCCCAGTACGGCCGGATGTAGCCGGTTCCTTCGACACCTGTGTATTTCAGGGTGTCTTCAAGAGATCGGTCGAAGAACGTGTTTTGATGCCATGCGCGCAGCATCCGGTTGCGATAGTCGACGAGTCCTTCAAGTTCCTTCTGATCGGTGTGGAAGCCCCATAACGGCCTGACGTTCGAGAGGGTAGCGATGTTCTCGCGGATCTGCCGCTTGCCCATGTTGAGGTCGACACGGCTGTAGGAATCCGGAAGGCGCTCCATGTCGGGGCCCGCAATGAACTCCCGGGCTTTGTCGAGGTCGGGGAATGCTCGCTGAGACTGGAGGAAGGCTTGAGCCTGCTTGAACTGATCGTCGAACCAGCCGACCTTTTCCGGCTCCGCGGAGTCGAATCGAGGAGCGCGGTAGTCGGACAGGCGACGTGACATTTAGACCGGAACCTTTTCGAAGTAGACCAGATTGTAGCCTTGACGGAAGACCTCATCGCTGGGATTGTCGCCAACGGCAATCCGGATCGGCTGCATCGGAAGATTGAACGTCAGGAGTTCAAGGAAGATATCCGCTCCGTTTGCTATTGCCAGACGCTGCTCGGGCGTGAAGGTCCACCGTGAGAGCCGCTCGCCATGAGGCGTGGCACCGGGCAGGATGCGCAGCGGATTGTATTCCGGCTGCTTTTCTGCCATCACGATCTCGTACGGTTCTAAGCCATCGACGACAGGACCATCCTTCGGTTGCAGGTATTCAAACATCAGTACTTCCTCCCACGCCATCCGGTCGACACGTCCCGATGCTCCTCACGATTCGAAGAGTCGTACGAAAACGCCTGGATGTTGAAGCCGGCGTCGAACGACCGTTCAGCAAACCGCTTCTCATCGTTCTGTTTCATCGCGTAATCGGCAAACTCTCGCTCCCGCGGACTCATTCGAGAATAGGCGGCTTTCCATTCAGGAGAGTCGCGGCTGATCTTACGTTGATCGCGGTAGAGACGCTCACGGCCTGCCTGAAATGCCTGATACTTCTGGCGCTCCGACTCGTTCATGGATTTTTCGAATTTTCTTATTTTAACCGTGTCGTTAAGTTCAACGCGCTCCATCCCGAGTCTTTCGAGGCGCCGTGTTTCCTTGGAATTTGTGGATCCAGGGAATCTATATGTACCGTCTTTCGCGCGGTACACAACTGGAGCTAAAAACCGAGCCGCATTCATAGCTTCTTGTCTGCTGTGCCCACGGAGTCTGACTATTTCGTCACGCTTCGCAACGCATCGAGCCTTCTCGCACCTGCACGAAGTTTTCTCGGTACCAGACGGGACTACTGCCTCGAAAGACTTCCCGCACTTTCCGACGAAATCATAGATTGGCATTGGCGCTTTCCTTTGTCTTATTGCGGCACCCAACTTCAGGCTTAGAAGATGATTTAGATGACGACATGCTTGACTCCGTAATGTTCCTGAAGATCCCTGTAGGTACTTTCCGTTGTCGCGATTGTCCCTGTGCCAGCACAAACGTCACACCACCACGCAACTTCAGATTTCTTCGTGAACGTATTCCCAACCTGAGCGAGAGTTTTCTTTCCGGTTCCACCGCAGGCAGGGCAATCGCGATTCTCGATGTCGGCATGGGAGACGATCCGCTTGCCAGCCAGGAACCGCTTCTTCGAGAATGGGAAAACAGGTCCGCGTCTCATCGGCGCCTATCTTCCCATAAGACGCTGGCTTATACCAAGAAACCCTTCACTCTCATACTCCTGATCGACAGTCGACCGCACGCTGTTGAGCATGTGCTCTGGCAGGCTGGAGGCTGAGAGGGGAGGCTTGTACCGGAGATACTCGCGGGCCACGGTCGCGTTCTTTCGGCGGTCCATCGACTTCTTCAAAAGCAGTTCGTCGAGGTGGAGCGAAGCGAGTCCGATCCCGAGCGAGATCACTTCGTCGTCCCTCATGCCGTAGGACGCTTTCAGTTTCTGTGACTGGCTGTCCTTCTCAAGACCCTCCAGTTCCGAAACCGTTGAAGGAGCATTCACGCGCAGCCAGTAGTTATCGATCGCGTCGATGAGCCAAAGCAGCATAAATCGGCGAGAAGCTTCAGTCATGCGCCACCCGATGCTCTGGGATGCACTCTGGAACTTCTGAGGTGCTGCCATTCGATGCCACGGGTGGAAGTTTGACCATCCAGATTTCTTCAACTCTTCCTGGCAGGCCTCTCCACTTCCACGTCCAACCTCGATTGCGATACGCGCCTGGCGCAGAATCCCATTGATGTCTTTCGTGGAGTAGTATGTCCCAACAGCCATCAGGAGAGACCAGAGGTCGAGAGCGCCAATCGTCGAACTTGAATACAGGCACACCTGTTCGGCATCGTCGTACATCGTGCCCTTGCGAATGCCATTAAATACCGAGCAATCCCGTCCCACGCCTTCCGATGTGTCGACGCCGAACCCGTAGTTCTGATCGGCGCGCGGGTGCTCGTAAATTAGCAAGTGGTCAAGATGCGACCTGTCAGGATTCCACAACACTGGAACCAACTGGAACGTCATCGGCTCGTGCATCCGATGCCATCGCGCGGTGATATCGATGCAGGGCTTGTTGTGATTGCGGATCTTCGACCGCGAAGGATCCACACGAAGCTTCGGCGCAATGTGCGCACCGTTGAACCCGTAGACGTCGATCGGCGGCTTCGTATTTGCCCGGTGAGACGCGATCACTTCGACGTCGAAACACGAGACGTTACCCGACTGGAACGCCGATTCATCATCGGCCGCAATTTCAGCAAGGAACTTGGCGAGAGTCTTTTTCTGCTTTGCCGCCCGGTATTCAAACTCCCACCACCACATCTGCTCAAGCGGCATCTTCCAGTCTGGCCCCAAGTACTTTCGGAGAATGTCGCTCACGCGCACGTACGCTGCAGCTTGCTCCGCGTGTTTGATCGTCAGTTCGTGTGGACGCCAACCAACTGGAATCGGGAATTGCTTGATCCATGTTTCAGACGGATAGATATCTGAGCCCACGTACCAGGGCAGGAAAACTGGACGCAAGTCGGAGTTTGGCCAGTTCTCTTTCGAGTGAACCCAAGTGTCGTACGTCCATCCGAATCGGCCGGCTGCCGTCGTCTCGAGCAAGAGAAGTGTGTAGGGATTCGGAATCATTGCGCGGACCAGGGACGCTTCGATCAGTTCTTCAGGATTCTTGTAGTACGAAATTTCCGAGAGGTGGGCAACCTGCGGCGTGTCACCGCGACCGATACCTTTCAACTGCGAACCGGCCTGAATCGAAACCTGACTTCCAATATCACCGAAGCCAATCAGTTCGCCGACGTTGTAGCGCGTCTTCCGCGGCATCAGAAACCATGGCATGTGCTGCCAGTTGAATTCGAGGATCTGCGACATCTTCGCAGACATCTCTGGATCCGCAGACGCAACGATCCCTGTGGTGTGAGACCAGCATTGCACGCGATGCCCGATGGCGATTTCCTCGTCTGTTGAGATACCGAGGCGCCGCGCCTTGAGATTCATGATCTTGATAGCGTGGCCTTTTCCTTCCATCTCTGCGCGAAGATCGCCCATGATCCTTTGGGCAATGTTGGGCTTATAGCGGACCTTCCGTCCTTCCCACCCAACGATGTGAACGTACTGGTGATACGCGCTCAGGTCGCATGTCACGCGCGCCCTTTCGTTCCGGATGAAACGAATTTGGTCCTGATCGAGTTTGCCCTTCAGCGCACCTGTCTCTTGGTCTCGAAGCGCCACCAGGTCGGCAACGTTGCGCTCACGGTCAGAGTCGCTGTGGTATTGGATTTCGAACCCGAGTGCCTGAGAGGCTTTCTTCAGGCGGGATTCTACGACTACGCGGCTGTACATTGGCGGCAGGATAGCACAAACGAAAAGGCCGAGAGTTTTTGGCTCCCGGCCTTCCCCTGACTTGCAAGTGTCAAATTTTGTGGGGATGGCCCGTATCGGTCGTTAGGGCCACCAGCCCGCTACAGTCGCCCGGAAGTGCCGAGCAAACTTCTTGTGAGGAATTCCATCCCGTCCTCGCGCTGTTGTTGTGTTTATAGGTCACTCATAAGTTCGAAGCCGATTCTACATCCAACTCCAGAATCGCACCAAACCTTCCGTTGTCAGCCGGAACGTCGAAGTGCAACTGGCCTTCAGGAACTTCGGGATCGTAAACGACGCTGGCGGCGTTGATCCGCATCAACATCATGCCGCCATAGCGCGGGTCGGCAACGTCGATCATTTTGTGAAGCAATTTGCGCCACGTTTCCTTGTTGCATCGAATCTGCGTCGGCTCGACGTTTCCAAAGCAGCACTCGCAATACGTTTCCATGATCGTCTTGACAGACAGATCGCCTTTGAAAGTTCTCATTTTCGGAACGGCAGGAACGCCGTCGTTGAATTCTTGCTTATCCACGCAACGCCTCACTCAGCAAAAGAATGTCTCGCTCAAAGCGAGGTAGATCCGACTCCTCCTCGACAACCACGACGCGCTCGCCGCGCTTGAGGCTTACGAGGTAGATGCCTCCACCAAGCACCTTGGACTTGATATCCCAAGAGTAGCCCTTCGCGTCCAGACGGCCCTCGTACTTCGTGAGAACCATTCGAAGGTCCGCACGGTTCATCGTTGTCTGCGCGGAAACAGGAGTCTCAAAAAAGGCAGCCGGGAGATCAACAATCGCCGACTCTTTCTTCGCTACTCGTTCTCTGGGAGTGGAGGCAGGCCCTCCTCCTCCCGGATTTTCCTTCGAATCTGTTTTTGTTCTCTTTCCCATTGTGCCGCTGGGGATGACCTCACGATGGCCTCTGCGCCACGCTTCTTTGTTTCGTGAAACTCGGGAACCGGGAAGGCGCGTTCCATACAGACCGCGATACGCTCTAACGCCTCCGCGACCCGAGTCATGTTTACAGTCAGATTGATCAGGCTCACTTCTTTTTCTTGGCCTTCTTGAACTTCTCTGGAAACAGACCGGCCAGGGACTGAAGTTTAGCCTTCGGATCGGCCGGCCATTTCTCGCGTCCCATTACTTCACCTTCGGTTCGATGAAAACGATGACCGCGGTATAGACCGAAACCTGATGTCGCCGTGCAGCCCTTGCGGCGGCGTTCTTTCTTTCATAGCCCTCGCCGCTATCGGCGGTGATTTTCCCGTTCGCATTTCGAAGCCGCCACCGGTATTCCTTCTTGGCGTCCCGGTAAATCTCAAACTTGCTTTGACGCATCAGTCCTCCATTCTCGGAATCTCAGGAAGCGGCTTCTCGATAATTTTCTGGTCAACAAAGCGGCCTCCTACCAGTTCCGGCCTCGTCACCGGCATGCCGTGCTTCACGCGCTCTGCGTCCGGGGTGTCCGTCACGATCTCGCCTTTCTTATCGCCGACGATGGGCTCCTGAAGTTCAGGCAGTTCGCCTTCGCCCTTCGCTTTTAGGCCCACCTTCACCTCGATCGGCGTCACGCTGTTGCGGCCAGGATACGCCCTGAAAGTGAGAGACCACTGCGCCTCGACTACGGGGAATGTAAGGTGCGGCGAAAATGAATCATCAGCCTCAAGGGCGGATCGTAGTTGAGTGCAGAGAATTTCGATTATCTCTGACCCAGATAAGGCCGAGAAACTTTTGCTGGGAATGCGAACCGTTTCAATCATTGTTTCTTTCTCCTCTGTTCATCGAAGAATGCTTTGATGATGGCACGGGCTACGGTCGACGCAGAATGCCCGACTTTCTTGGCGTGATCATCCAGCCGCTTCTTCAGTTCCGGCTCCAGCCTGATAGCCAGTTGCTCGTTCTTCTGAATTGGTAATTCCAGTTCCATGCGCACACCATACACAATGACAATCAGAATGTAAAGTTCGCAGTTGACATTTTGTTTAACGATGTCTATTCTGCGCTCTCGAAAGGAGTCCACCGCAATGAAAGGGAAAGCCGGGCCAAAGCCTGAAATGAAAGTGACGTCGGAAAGTGGCGTTACTGTTATCGAAGAATCGTTTCTCGACGGTCCCACCGCAGAGGAGATCGTTGGATCTGAAAATATAATCGACGTCGGATCAGTCGTCGATCAAGAGGAGGAGCCTGACCGCAGCGGATACGTCTGTTCCGCTGGCTGCTCGTTTACATCACCAACGCTTTCAGGAATGGAAGCACACGTTGCCGAGACGGGCCACGGTCGCGCGCCTGTCGCAGAAGTTCAACCGGAGTTGTTCAGCACGCCTGGGGTCATCCATCGAGAAATCGAGCTCCCGTTGAGTGACGAACTGCTCAACCAGAAGAAGACGCGCCTGGCGCTGCTCTATCAGTCGGCCCTCGAAGTGAAGGAAGAAAAGAAAGACGCGGACTCTGATTTCAATGCTCGCCTGAAAAACATCGATGAGCAGATGCAGGAGATCGCGCGCGTCCTGAAGAAACCGTTCACGTTCGAGCGCGTGAAGTGCGAATGGAGAATCCTCGAAGGCGAGAATGCCCGCGGGCTCTTCCGCCTCGACACCAACGAACAGGTCGATAAGCAACCGCTCTCTCAGGAAGATCGAGAGAAGGAACTCGAGAAAGCTGCGGAGGCGAACCAGCCTGCCGGACAACCATGCAAGGTCTGCAGCGGGCCTGCGACCAAACAGATCGAAGGCGAGAACCAGTTCGTCTGCGACTCCCACTTCCTCGATGGCGACGTGATGATCAGAAAGCTTACAATTCCCGTCTCTCAATAACTCAAACCTGAAAGGACTCTCATTCTCATGAACACTCGCATCTATGTAGGAAACCTCAGTTTTTCTCTCGGCCAGGACGACATCTCGCGCCACATGCAATCGTTCGGCGCCAAGGTCATCAAGGTCGATATCGTGATGGACCGCGACACGGGCAGGTCAAAAGGCTTCGGCTTCGTCGACGTCACCGAAGACACGGATGTTCGGAAGGTGATCGAGAAGGCGAACGGGTCGAACCTCGCCGGGCGATCGCTCACCGTCAACGAGGCTAGACCGAAGGCGCCGCGGTCTGACAACGATACCGGGCACGGACGGTCACGGTCGGAACGCTATTAGCCTCCAATGACGCTGCTTGAGTTTAAGAAATCAGGGCCTTGGATAAAGATCGGCGATCGATCCAGGGCCCAGCGTCGTTTCGATGCGATCTGCAAAACAGACAACGGACTTCGTAAGCTGGCAATCGCCAGGGACGCCTACGCTATAGAAGTCGCGACGATGTACCGGACGAAGATGGCCAGAGGTGAAACACTCGAAGAGATCGCTCACTATGTTCTGCATCTCTGCACTTGGTTAACCCGATGGGAAGACTATTACGAGGAACGCACGGAAGTTCTTCACGACGAACCAACCTTGTTCACAGCTATCGAAAAGGTGACTCATGAGCAACCCAAGCGAGAAAACGCCAACACCAGAGCAGCAAAGGATTTTGTTAGTCGGAAACTGGCTCAAACGCTACTCGTCGATCTACCCGATGTACGGAAAGACTCTCGATGATTTTCCAGAACGGTTCGACGAATTCCTTGAGGAGTTCGAGCGGACGAATCCGGAAGTGCTCGACCTCGCATTCAAGGCGGCCCGCGGAACCTGCACGGAATTTCCAACGCCCGCTGATGTTCGAAAGCACGTCCAGCCGATTGCAGTTCGGGTTATGCAGGAGCGGGAGAGCGCACAAATCGCAGCGTGGCCCTCAAAAGAGCAGATTGCCAGTGGCGAGGCGGTTCCTGTCAGGCAGTTAACCGAGAGTCCGCAGTTTCAGTCGCTCGTCAAGAAAGTGAGTAGGTGACGCCAGTGAGACGCTCCCGCCACCAACGTACGAACGTCAGCAACGCGAAACTCAAAGGGTTGGCCACTCAGAATCACCCGTCCACCCCGCACGAGGCAATCTATGGTGCTGGAAAGTCCGCCTTGAAGTGTCTGAAGTGCGGACATGCCAAAAGCCTCCACCAACTGGGAATGAACCTTTCGAACCGCTACGAAGCTGGCCAGTGTCAGTTTCGGCAGCCAGGAGAATCGTCCTGTGAATGCAACCGCTTCGGAGACTGATCGAATTTGGGTCCAACAGTGTTCTTGTGAGATGAAACACCGCTACACGTCCAGAGCGAAGGACGACGGAAAAGGTGTGATGTGCCAGTCAGACGCGCCCTACCGCTGCGTCGGATCCACCACGCCGGCAGAAGGCGAGTCCTACAAGCAGGCCCGCTACCGGGCGATCCTCACGCAGTTCGAGACGGTGAACTGATGAAGGCCTTAACACTCTGGCAACCATGGGCCACTCTCGTAGCCATGGAAGTGAAGAAGATTGAAACGAGATGCTGGTCGACAAAGTATCGCGGAGAACTCGCAATTCACTCTGCGGCGAAACTTCCTGTGAAATGGCTTGGTCGGTCTGCTCAGACTGAGCCTTTCAGAGATGAGCTTGCTGAAGTCTTTGGAGCACGTCGAGACCGAGACGACAGGACCGGGAGTCGCGTAGACACGATCCTCAAGGGACTGCCAGCGGGAAAGGTTCTCTGCGTCGTGAATCTATACGACGTTGTTCGCGTCTCCGAGCTAGAAAACGAACTGACCGACAGAGAGATGCTGTTCGGCAATTACGAGGACGGTCGGTATGCGTGGATGCTGAAGATGATCGACGTCTTTGAGCCCGGGATTGCTGCCAAGGGAAACCGCCAGCTCTGGAACTGGGAGCGGTAATGGCCTGCACGCCGTTCAAGATCGGAAGCGTTTCCGGGATCATCTGCGGTGGTCGGCAGAAGCGAAAGCCCTGCGATTCCTGCGGGCGCCCCAGCTCCAGGCAGTGCGATTACCCGATTACCAAGGGAACCTGCGACCGATGGCTCTGCGAGCACTGCGCGCGGCCGGCAGAGGCTCTCGGTCCAAACATCGATTTCTGCCAGGCGCACTGGGGTCTCTACGAGAAGAACGGAAGGAAGTTGGCACTGTGAACGAACTCGATCGACACTGCTCAACCTGCGAAGAATCTGAAGGCAAGCCAAACGAGTGCCCTAAATCTCTCCGGAAATGCGGTCATCACTGCAACTGCATTTGGACTCAGGATAAGTGCTGCTGGTGCGGGATCGAAATAGACGACGACGGAAATCTTCCGGAGGCAAATTGAGCGACCCCTTCCAACCCACCGACGTCCAGAAGGCGGAAGTCTCAGAAGCGATCAAGTACTGGCGCAACGTGCTGTTTCTTTCACACTACCGGATCACGCCGATGTTCGACGCCTACGATGAGGCCGACCCCGACACCAGGGCAAAGTGCGATCCGAACTCGATCTACAAGTTTGCGACCGTCACGTTCATGCCGAAGTTCTTTACGGACGGCAAGGATGGACAGGAGCAGTCCGTCATCCACGAGCTCCTACATTGCGTGCTCGAACCTCTGGCGATGCTTTACAGGTACTTGCTGGATGGAAAGCTGGTTACGCGGCAGCAGTATCGGGACGCGATCGAGGAGGTAGTTGTCCACCTGACGACAGCGTTTCAGAAGCTTGAAGAGGAACGCCAGCAGGAGATTTCCGATTTGCGCGCCGAGGTCGAAAGAATGAAAGCCGCGGGTCAAACCTCTGGAACGAGTCAGGCTCAGTCGGCCGGCTGAAAGAGTCCGCGTTTCCCGACAGGTCGATAAGGCCGTAGGTCATTCGATCCATCCCAGGTATCGTGCTGCCTTTTCATCTCCAATGCCGTGACGTCCACAATCGGAACAATGGAACGTATACACGCCATCGGCCAACATGATCGTTGAACTGGCGTGATCGCAGACGCCAGACTGAGTTTGCACAGTGTTGTACAAATCTTGGAGCGCTGAGAAATCGACTGGATCAGCCACGCTTCAGCCTCGCATAGTCCAATAACGGATGGTCTGAGAACACCTCACCAAAGAGCGGGCCGCCTTCAGGGTGATACGCGGAAAGGTCAACGGTCACGACTTGATCGACAGGGAATTCGCTCGCTGGGTCATAAGAACCGCCAACCGGCGCTTTGAATCCTGAAAACTTGAAAGTGTATTCCGGCTCAGGCTTCTTCTCGTCGAGGATGAACTGCTTCAGGGCGGCGAGAGATGCCGTCTTGGCGGTCTCTTTCTCATCGTCCGAACTCTGTCGCGTGATCATCAGGCATCCCATGCGAAACGCGTTCCCGGGATTGTAGCGACTGACAATTGACTCTTCGTTCCAGTCCCGGCTTGTCATCGAAACGAAATAGGGATACTGGCGATTGCGGTCTTCCTCTCGAATTGGCCACGCCGTCCAGAATCCTTCCAGTCGATCGCTCGCCTGCTCTCCAACGTAATCCCGCCACTTCACCCGACAGCCTTCCCATTCGAAGTCATCCGGGTTCTCCTGCTTCGGCACCGCAGCCACAACGGCCGGCGCCAGGAACGGCAGGCAACTCAGAAATCCGCGTCGCTTCATGGTTTCTCCTTCAGATCGGGATCGATGTAGACCTTTTTCCAGCCGGGAAGTTTGATTTCGTACACAGGGTATTCGCCGTGCCAAAACGGAAAGTCTGGAGACCACGCGGCTTTCCAGTTCGGATCCTCCGAGATCGTGAACTTGAGATCAGGATGGCTGAAGAACACTTCGCCGGTAGGTTTCGGCTTTGGCTCGAAGAACTTCCTACCAAACCACCCGAGCACCGGTAACGCTGAAACAATCTCAAAGAAGCCTCTTCGATTCATCGCGCTATCCTACTGCCGTGGGGGACGGTGGGGCAAGCTTGAACGCCTTCATCGCCGTCGCCTTCGCTATCCCCATCTCCGCGGAGATCTGGTTCCAGGACTTTCCCTGCTCCCTCAAAGCCACCACCTTCTCTCGATCAAAGATCCGCGCCGGCCTTCCTCCATGGCGCCCTTCTGCGTTCGCCCGGGCCAAGCCGGCAAGAGTGCGCTCCGAGATCCGGATCCGCTCCTGCTTCGCGATCGCCGCCAATATCGCAATCACCGCCTCCGCGAACGGCCCCAACGAATCCAGGTACTGCTCCGAGTACGACTTCCACGCCACACCCGCTTTACTCAACTCCTGCAGCAACTCCAGCGTCTTCAGCGCCCCTTCCCTCGAAAACCGGTCCAACGCCCAAAACAACACCAGATCGAACTTCTTCAACCGCGCATCCTCAAACAACCGGTTAAACGCCTCCCGATCCGAAGTCTTCCCGGAAGCCTGGTCCTCGTACTCCACGACCGACCAACCCTCCCGGGCCGCGTACTCCCGCAGGACGGTGGCTTGGTTCTCGCCCTCTTGTTTTGCAGTGCTTACACGAATGTAAATCGCGGCTTTCAGCATTGCTCTGCCTCCCATTCCAAAAACGCTCGGATAAACTCCGCAGCCACCCACGGCACTATCGCGTTGCCGGCGCCCTTCAAGAGTTTTACTCTACCGGGTTGCTCTTTGGTAGGAACGAGGATCTTAACGAGATCCCATCTGACACCTCGCGCACAAAGAAACTGCCCAACGAATTGCCTCGTTTCGTCAGTAGCGGATCGCCATATTTCCGGAAACGTTCCGCGTGCTTCTCGCAGTATCGGTGACGCCTGGAAGGCTTTGAGCAAACCAGGCATGGCGCCGCTCGTCTCGAATTCTGCTTCCCATGTTCCCAATGCCAGCGATTGTGACAGGTAATGCACAACGTCTTCAGGTTGGACAACTCGTTGTTGAATGGGTTCTCGTCCATATGGTGAACGACCAAGCGGCGAGTCCGGCCGCAGGTTTCGCACGCTGGCTTCCGATTCTTCCTGGCGCGGATTCGGCTCGTTTCGACTGTGAGTAACTCGACAGGTTTCATCATCCACGCAGCCATGCAGGCTTGGTTGCAAAAGACCCTCTTGCGGAACTGAGTCAGATCCTCCAATGCTCCGTTCGGAAACCTCTGCCGGTGCATCTGCGCCCCGCAAGCTTTGCAAAATTGAAGCGGATCTTCCATCCTCGGCCTCCCCATCTACTTGCTCCTCTTCGCGAATACTCGCTGTCCTACCAGCAGCCAAGCCCTCGGAAATCCCATCAACCACAAACTGAAGTCGGCAGCCAACGCGCCTCGCTTTCCCGTCTGCGCAGGGGACGAGATCGAAGTCGGACCAGAAATTGGCAGTCCGTAAACTGCATGAATGGCTATCGTGATTAAACTCTCCTGACTCCCCTTCTTCCCGTTGTGGCGATTCTGATAGCCTTGGCGAACTTCGCTCGCAAGGGGTGACGGCCAGCCTGACACCGCTACCATCTGGCTCAACAGAACTCCCGTGTCTGTCGGTCTCGGAGGAAGACTGCCCCTCCTGCCGTCCACTGCGGTTGGACTCGTCCAACCGAAAACCTCCACTGGATTCGGAGATCGCCCCCGCAGGAACTCCTCGCTCCGAACTTTCTCTTCGGCTTTCGGAGTCTGCCACGATCCTATCGGCTGCTCCTGGCTCCCGCGCGCGGATGGGCGAGCCCATCCGGTTAGCAACGGCGGGACCGGTACCTCCGGATGTGGGGCCAAAAGCGAAGCTGCCTTCAATCCCGGCGCTGAACCTCTCCGGGCGTCCGGAGTCCTTGGTCCACCCTCGCTCGCGTCCGGGGTTGGCCAATGCGCCAGAATGCTCTGATCCTCCAGATTGATCTGATGCCCCGCTTCGGCGAGCCGAAGCGCCTTCTCTGGATCCTGATACGCTCCCCCGCGGTTTTCTCCCGTGTCTGGAGACCGCCACCCAGAATATCCTCGATCGGATATGCGGCGCGCCGACGCTCGCAGCAGGGAGAATAACCGCCCCGCAGGCGTAACCTTCTGCTTCCAGGTCAGAGAAAACTCGATCGAGCCATCCGTGTCCAATCGCTGCTTCAACCTGCTCCCCAAAAATGCACTCAGGTTTGCACTCTCGGATGAGCCCGAGTCCGACCGGCCACAAGTGACGCTCGTCTTCGCCCCCTTTACCTTTTCCGGCCGCACTGAACGGCTGACAGGGGAAACTGGCGCTCCAAACAGGTCGGCCTGCCGGCCAGCCTGCAAGTTGGAACGCGAGATCCCATCCGGCAATCCCAGCGAAAAGAGCAACCCGCTCGTATCCCCGCAAATCCTCTCCCCGCACATCACCGACGCTTCGATCATCCACCACCCCTTCCGAGATCAACCCGTTCGCTATCAACCCTTTCAGCCACCCCACCGCTCCCGGATCGTTGTCATTGTAATAATTCACAGCAACCCTTTTACAGAAGACTAACAAACGTTGCAAGAACTATTTTTGTTCATTCACCAGTCGGAAGGAAAGTCAGGCATCTCAACAACTTTACCAGCCATCCCATGCGAACAATCGCCGCAAAATCGAATAACTCCTCCTGTCAACACGTAATGGCATCTCCCCGGCATATTCACCGATGGCGTCACAGTTGGCCTTTCCTCATCTCCGTTCCACGTCCACCTCGGAACCTCAACGATATGCGCCTCATCACACCCAGGGCACCAATGCAGGAATCCCACGTCAATCTTCCGAATCTTCATCCAGCCTCCTGAAAACCTCAAAAGTTGTTTTTTGAAATTTAAAATGGAGAGTCCGAGATCAAGCGCCTATCCGGCGCCAACAGCGACCCCCTCGACAACAAGAAAGCCTACAGCAAGACCATCGACTCGAGTCCTGCCAGTCCGACAGCCCGCGGTGGCCGGCATGGGTGGCGGTCAACAAACGGGTAACATAGAGGGGATCATTGCGCGTTGATGGCAAGGGAGATAGCGTCCAGGCTGACAACATGCAGTAAACGACCGATTTACGCATAGCAGACAACCATCCCGATCCGAACTCTGAAGGTCTTCGCTATCATCCAGGCACCCGAACTGCCGATATGTCGGCACTGCTCAGGCATGTGACCTTGCGAGACTGCCGATATATCGTCACTCATACGTTTCGCATCTCATGAGGCAGCGATTGAGACGAGACACGACTCAGGTCTTGATGATTCTTGCCTTTGCGAGCCATTGAGCGTGAAGTGCCGATATTTCGTCATCACAAGGGGAACTTGGATGGTCCTGCTGCGCCGCATCAAGGAGTTCTTCGCGTGCGATCTTCTCACCGATGAAGCAATCACTGGAGTGGGAGTCGATCTGAAGACATTCATCGCAGGGGATGGGATCAGGAATGGGCTTCGATTCAGACATGCGTCTTGCTCTCCGGTCTCTGACAGGCAGTACTTACCCAGGGTAGTATTGGCATTCACTGTCGTTCTGCGTCTCAATTGCGGATTCAGGTCGCCCGATGGTTATTTGATCGGGCCTACTTTCCGGCTGGTTTCGAGCAGAAGACCAGCAAAGGGAGACGGTCAGGGCCTGTGTACCTGACTGTGACTGTGTGACAGTTCTTCGCGCGTTATTGTTCGTTCCGCGCGTGATCCTGAATTGCTTCTATTACCCTCAGCGCCCACTGATACCGTGGTGGTTCCGGACACACTCATGGCTTGACGTGTGTTTATGCGGGATGACGAATTGCCGGACAAATCCGATGCGAACCTACGCATGGGGTTGACTTGTACACCCGAACCATGCAGACTGTCAAGCGTCAAGCCTGCCCTGAGGCCGACAAAAAACCGATACGAACCGCATGAGACCCTCGGAGCGATCCGGGGGTTTTATGTTGTGTGCCGCAAATTGTCATTTCGACTGACAAAAAGTGGCAACGCATTGATTCTGCTTGAGTTACCTGCTATTCGGCCATGTGAGTGAGTGACAAAATACGTCACATTCTGCTGTAAGTCATACGAAAACAAAGCACTTAGCGTTTGGCATTCAAATCGCAAAGCATTGCGGCATGGAGGCCACGAACATGAACGAAAGAATAATCGCACTGGAAGCGGCAAACGAGATCCTGAAGAAAGCGCAGTTGGAAGTCGTCGTGAAGAATTACCCGGCTTGGCAGTTCCTGTTCCGAGTACGCCAACGGCTGAACGAGCAACTGGAGACGTTTATCGCAGCCTGAACAGCGCACGGGGCTGCAATGCCCCGGCAGGCTTTGGAGGACAGTATGAGACGTAAACTCTGTTTCGAGTTACTGAATGGCTCTTTCCCTATCCGCCTCTGGCAGCACGGGAAAGATAATTTCACCGTGGAATATGGCAAGCAAATAAACGCAAGCCTTGACTACGCCGTGGCGTGCTGCAAGTTGGGGCAAGCTATTTTTCACTGCCTTGCGTGCGATGACAAACTCGATAACCGGCTAAAAGGGGAAGAATGATCACCCGCACTTTCTTTACCCCTGACGCCCGGTTCAGGCTGATCGTAACCCGGAACGGTAACGCGTGGTCTGCCGAGATCAGGTCCAAGGCTGGCAGTTTGTTTAAGGCCGGTGAAGACGTTGACCAGGTTACTGGAGAAGTCTTCATGCTGGCTTCTCAACGCTACGGAATGAACCTGTGCGAGTTGTTCGGACAGGCAGACGACGCAATCAACGACGGATATTTCGCGGAGGTATTGGTATGAGAGACGGACTACCGACAACAGAACCAATTCAGACGAAACAGCAGGCTATCGACGCAATCAATGACCTGTTTCTGATGAACGGCTACAAAGACGGAAAAGGCGATTTCTGGTTAGGTCACACGCTGGACCGCCTGAAAGAATTTCTTGGCGACCCTCACCCCTTTGCGCGGCATGAGACCAACGGAGACGACCGCGATTACTGTCAGTGCTGCGCGGCCGAGATCACGATCAACAACAAGTCCGACGAACCAGGCTATTGCTTCGGCTGCGTCGAGATCGGCACGCAACCGGAAGAGTTACGCTGCCACCGATGCGAGCAACCGATTATCGGCCACGGTTACACCGATGAACACGGCGACACGTACCACGTAGGCGCCTGCGTCGAATCAATCGCCGACGCCATCAAGCGCGCGGACTCGCACATCAAGCAGATCACCCCGAACGTTATCGAGATTGGAGAATAGGACCATGAAACCCGAAGATAAATCAGTGCCTATCGAGGAGTTCCTGACAAACCTTACCGGCAAAGACCGAAAGGCAACGATAGCCGCAGGATCATGCACCACCTGTGATTCACCTGACATGAACTTCCGTGAGGAAATCGACCGTCGAGAGTACAGCATGTCGGGAATGTGCCAGAAATGCCAAGACGTTGCCTTTGCGCCAGATCCGGACGACGAAGAAGGCGACGATTACATTCCGCACGACTGATACCCCGGCCCGGCGAAGCGATCCGATGTCAGATTCGGCGCCGGGATTCGACAGGAGGAACCAAATGCACGAGAACCAACTAGCAGCCTTACGCAATTTCAAGAACTGGACACACGGAACTTTTGACGTGTACCAGTTGGCCGGCGCCGCGAACGTCGGCAACCGAGCGTATCTGATAACCCAGATCACCGGCCAGAAGACCACGCACGCGAAAGCAGGCGTCAACGCGCTACAGGCCGCCCTCTACACACTACACACGTCAGAGGGAAACTGCCAGGCAGCGAGAGAACAGAACTTTGCGGAATGGGCGAAAGAGCAGATCACGCCCAAAGCAGAGTTTCCCGTGAAAGCCTGGGACGGCGTAACGCCAGCGGAGCACGAGAAGCCCTTTAATCCCCGCGAGTATCACGGCCTGCCGTTGACCACGGCCGACGCCGCCACCCTTGAAGCCTACCGCGCAGGCCAACGCGAAGAGGCGAAGAAGTTGGACGCGCCCGAGTTCCGCTTGGAGTTCCATTGCTACACCAACGGCAAGGTATCCCACCTGCAAGAGCCGCTGGAAGTAACACCCGAAGCCGTTCGCGTTGAGCAGGGATGGATTGACCGAGCCCTGCTAACTGAAACCAACACACAGAAGCCCATAGATGGCGATAGAAGCACACAGAAGCCCACCCTCGCGGCTACCCCTGCCGAGCTTAACAGCCTGATCTACGGCGGCCGGCGTACCGAGCTCTTGAAAGAGAGTAAGACTTTCGATCACACCCGAATTGAGGCTATGCCTTTGTTCGAACCTGCAACCAAGAAACTTTTCTAGGAGATCACCATATGAGCACCAAAACTTTGAAGACTTATGAAGAACGCGGACTAACCAGCGAGAAGTTTGACGAGATCCTGTCCGAGATCGTAATGGCGAACAAAGGCGATTTACTCGACATTCCCGGGATCCACGAGATTCTGTCCGAGTACTACAACAACGAAGTGCTAGAGGCTTTTGACGAAGACCAGCCACGGCAGTGCAAATGTGGAGGATACATCGACGAGGACGGCCGCTGCGACGAATGCGACAGCCCGAAAGAAGCGTAGCGCGTAAGAGTCCCTGCCCCGGTCATTCCGGGGACGCGCCTTGACTGGACCTATAAACCTGAAGACGATGGACCTATTCAGGAGTGAACCGCGCCTAAGATGCGCGCATGTTTTACGTATACGAACTCAGAGACGAAACCGGAAAAGTTTTCTACGTGGGTAAGGGCAAAGGAAAGCGAATGTATCAGCACAAGCACAGAGCAAAGGCAGGCGAACCGTCTCACCGTTCGCACACGATACGCCTGATACTTGCCAGAGGCGCCGAGCCTGTCGCCGTTGTCGTTTTTCGTACCGACGACGAGGAGGCAGCCTTCACCGAAGAGAAACGGCTGATCGCCCATTACGGCCGCGAGAACCTCACCAACAAAACAGACGGCGGGGACGGACCAAGCAACCCACCCCAGGAAGTGCGAGACCGCATCGCCGCAGGTCGGCGAGGGATCAAGATCAATGAAGTAACACGGCAAAGACTGAGGGATTCCCACTTAGGAATAGGCCAAAGAGAAGAAACTAAGCGAAAGATATCAGCCACTCTCACGGGAAGAAAAGCGCCTTGGGCTACTCTGCCGCGTTCCGACGAATACAAGGCTAACATGCGCGAATCCTGTAAGGGGCGCGTCAATTCACCAGAGACACGAGCTCGAATTTCAGCGGCCAAAATGGGCCATTCAGTCAGCGAAGAAACACGTAAAAAAATCTCCGAAACGAAGAGGAAACGAAATGCAGCACTCCGCAACTTACGATCCGGCGGATGATCGAATCCGTCTTACCCCTGCGCACCGCCTGGACCCGGACGAATACGCCCGCGTAAAGGCTGCCGGGTACCGGTGGGCTCCCATGCAGAAGCTCTTTTATGCTGTATGGACACCCAAGGCCGAGGACATCGCGCTCGAGATGTGCGAGGAGATCGAAGACGAGGATAAGAGCCTTGTGGAGCGAGCAGAGGAACGCGCCGAACGCTTCGAAGGATACAGCGAGAACCGCGCGAAGGATGCCGACCGAGCTCATAAAGCCGTGGCAGCGATCGCGGATAATATCCCCTTGGGCCAGCCTATCCTCGTAGGCCATCACAGCGAACGCCACGCGCGCCGCGACGCTAAGCGGATCGAGAACGGCATGAGGAAAGCCGTCGATTGCTGGGAGACTTCGAAGTACTGGCAGCAAAGAGCGCACGGCGCCAAGATGAACGCCAAATACAAAGAGCGGCCCGACGTGCGGGCCCGGAGAATCAAGGGGCTCGAAAGCGAGCTCAGGAAGTGCCTTCGCAACAAAGAGCACAGCGATGCATTGCTGAAGGCCTGGACCGCCGAGAGATTGACCCTGGAGCGCGCCCGATGGATTGCCGGCCACACAGAACACGGCAACGTGACGGTATGTCACGGCGACCAGCCTCACCAGTCCTGGAGCGCCTACGACGTTCTACGGCCCGACGAAGACCGTTACAAGGCGTGCCCCTCAAAGACCGTCGAAGAAGTACAGGCGGCCGTCAGGGAACATCACGCGCGCTACATTCCGACAATCGAACGGTGGATAGACCATTACTCGAATCGTCTCGAATACGAACACGCGATGCTTGAGGAGCAAGGGGCTACCGTACTCCTCGAGAAGAAAGCGAAATCCCCGGCAGCCTGCCTGCCGCTGTGTAACTACCGGCAGCCTGAAGGCTTCGAGATCGAAAACCCATGGAACCGCGGCCAGATGATCCATTACACCCAAATTGACATGACCCAGGCCGAGTACGCGAAGATTTACGCCGACTACAAAGGCACGCGCGTTGTGGGGAAGTCTCACCGGATCCGAACGACTGTCACCCAGGGAGCCAACTACAAGCGCGGAAACTACGCCGTTTTCATCACCGATTCCAAGGTGCACGTACCGCCCGCGCCACTCGACAGGATTCCGGTAAAGCACGACCCGATAGCCGAGCAGAAAGACGACATTGTACACGCCGCAAAACAGGCATACCGGGAGGAATACCGAGGGACAGCCGCGGCACCCGTCAAGACCCTCGACGAGCTGCAAGCCATGAGAGAGACCCTAAAGGCCGGCGTTAAAGTCGTTTCCGCGAATCAGTTGTTTCCTACTCCTGCCGAACTCGCGCGGCAAGTTGTGGAGTATGCCGAGATCCAGAAAGGCCAGCGGATTCTCGAGCCGAGCGCGGGAACCGGGAACCTACTCAGCGCAATATGGGAGGAACGCGGGGAACGCTGCGACGTGGCTATCGAGATCAACCCGGAACTATGCCGGCTGCTTACCCCGAGAGTCCCTAAAGTTATCTGCGCGGATTTCCTCGACATCAAGCCGGCCAGAGAAGGCAACGCTTCTTTGATCGTAAAGGATCTACCCGACGCCTTTTATGACCGGATCATCATGAATCCGCCTTTCGAAGCAGGAAAAGATATTTTGCACATCCAGCACGCCATCACATTTCTAAAGCCTGGCGGCCGGCTTGTGGCCATCTGCGCGAACGGTCCACGGCAACAGGACAAACTGAAGCCGATCGCGGATCACTGGGAAGTACTCCCGGCCGGCAGTTTCAAAGAGTCCGGAACGATGGTCAACGCGGCAATCATGGTGTACAACAAGCCGATGGAACGCGAATCGGAACCAGTCGGAGCCGTTACCGCACAGGCTCCCGCATTCAAGACCCAAGGCTCTCTTTTCTAGGAGGTTCCAATGCTTACCGTAATCGCCTGTTTCGCTTGCTTCACGCTGGGATTCTTTACCGCGGCTCTTTTGGCAGTTGGGAGGCGTGGCAGTGAGTGATTTAGAAGAGAAAACCATGCACAAGAACACCATGCGCCGAATGGCAAACGAAACCCGCTATGCGTACATCGTCGGCTACGTCGGCGGTGAAGTGAAATCCGACTGGCCCACGCCAGCAAAGAAGCTTCGACATATTCGGCTGCTGATCCAGGCATTCGACGAACTGCAGGCAGAGAGTGAGTAAGATCCACGGCGTTCTCTGCGATCCGGACTGCCAGGAGTGCGCGGCGTTCTCGATAATCTTGGCAGCAGCCATCTGCCGCTGGGACTCCTGTCGAGCGAACATGGCAGCCGCTAAACCGAAAAGAAAACCGAAAAACGACGAGCAGGAAGAACTGGACTTGAAAAGTGTTGACAACGCGCCAGAGATTTGAGACTACTTATCTCGCCGCGGTGCGAAGGCAACTTTGCGCCGAAGCTTTGGGGACCTCTAGCCCACGCGGCACGCAAACTAACTAGGGGGCGTGAAAAACTAGAGGATGCCTACCACGAGTATCCATCCCAACTTTTTCCTGCTGCAAAACTTAATCCGTATAGGCATACGACTTTTTTAGAACTGCCTCCGGTGCGGGTCTCTATACAGCGGACGAGTGGTATCCACCGGTCAGGGACTCCAGGTTATTTCGACGTTGGTTCTGACCATCGAATCCTGAATAGTTCGTGGTATCGATAGCCGGCAGCTTCGCAGGCTGCAAGAACTGTAACCCGGTGACTCGTAAGTTTCGCCGAAGGGGTAGGGGTTCTTTTGTGTGAGATTACGCTGCTGCGTAATCGGTCGGTCTTTGTCTTTGTCTTGTTTTTCTCTTAAGTCTGAAAACAAGAGAAGAGATATTTTGTAGGTAATGAAAGGGGCGAGCGCAAAATGAAAACGAAAACGTTCTGCAAGTGCACACACTCAGGAGAATCACACGACAAAACGCTGAAGTACCAAACTTCAAAAGGCGTAATCGTGCTTCCAAACGCCTGCCGCCGCGCAAACTGTAAGTGCAAGCGGCTGACGGCGAAATAATGCAATCCTCCTCGCGCTGCCTGAACGGATGGACGCACAACAGGCTGGACAAGAAACGGGAACAACTCGTCTGCGAGGGGTGTGGGGCAACATTCTTGCTGTATTCCGACCAAGACCACAACGAGGCTGAGAGGATTCATAAAGCCCGCTGCATCGCCCTGCACCCTCGAGAGCCGTTGACGGAGATTCAGAAGTGACTTGCGTCTGCGGGATCACGTTCAACGAACGGAACCGATTTGATTTCTCGTACCACGTAAACCCGGGCGTCTGACATAGGCGCCCGGCCAAAGGAGATCGAATGTTTGGACCGCATTTACTGACTGAAAGCATGCAGTGCGAACTCTGCAAGAAGCGTATCCCTGTCGCCCTGGCAGCAAGCGGATGCGAGAAGAACGTATTCGACTACCAGGCGCTCGCCGAAAAGATCGGGATTGAGATCGCGAAAGATTCGGCTCCGATAGAGCGCACTGAGAAGTGACGAAAGGATGGGGGATGTGGACGTGAAAACAATATTGGCTATCGCCGGATTACTTTTAATTTCCTGCGCGGTCGTCCTTGCCGCCTACAAGTTAGGTCGCAAGGCGGAATTCTCCGCGATTTCCGATATCTTGACGGAACGAAACAACGGCTATGCAGAATTAGCCTACAAGGAATCCGCAAAAGCGTGGGAGTTTAAAGAGCAACTTCTGGCTAACAGGCGACCGCCGGAACACGGATACGGCTCAGTCGCTGGATTCAAGGTTCTGTTTGCTGGTGACACGAGTGCGGAGTGGATTTTCCCTGTCAAATACAAGTCAGAGCCACTGGTTTCTGCTACTCCGAATATGGAGTTGGGTGCGACTAAGCCGTCTATACAGATAACGAAAGATTCTGCCGTGATCACGATTCCGACACCTCTCCCGTGGAGCATCAGCTTTACGATGCTGGCAACAGACACCGAGGGCAGTGCCATAGAATTCCACGATGCCAATATCGAGAGAATCACCGAAGGCGGAATCCAGGTCAAGAGACCAGTTAAGTAGCAGCACGAGGAGGTAGCGTGGAGAAGCGAGAGATGGACGAGCAAATATTCGAGAGGGTATTTCAGGCAAAGAAAGTGCCAGGATTTCGCTACGACCGACACGGCAGCCATCAGCAGCTCTACGACTGCGGTGGAATGCCGGAAGCCGCTCCATTTTTCACCACCTCCCCGCGAGACTCCGCGATGCTCAGGGAGAAGATCCGAGAACTTGGCTTCGAGTGGCGATTGCAGCAGTGGGAAGACGGGCACTTCTCGTTCTCGATTGCGCGATTGCAGAACATGGAAACATTCTCAGCGGATGGCGACACGGAAGGCGAGGCTCAATGTCTCTGTGCGCTCAAGATAGGCGGAGGGTAAGGGTGATGAACGAAAACGCGACGAAACTTTACGAGGATTTGAAGAACAGCAGGCTTGAGGCTTTTGACATGCGCCATTGGTGCGGGACAGCCCATTGCATCGGTGGCGAAGCGTCGATACGTATGGGGGTCGGGAACCCGACGGAAGAATGGGAATGGCTTGGATTGACTGAACCTATCGGGCTGGCGCTGTTATACCCTGACCTTCTTCAGTCCGACGATGATAAGGAAAAGGACAAGTACGGACAATACCTCGCGTCTCACGACGCGGATTCACCGTGGGCGTTTCTCGGCAATGCATCGGCGTACAAATCCACCCAGCCCGAAGCCGCCGAAGCCTTGCGACGTGCATGCGAACTCTCCGCCCTGAAGTCCACCCCGCCCGCAGGAGAGTGACATGAAGTCTGAATTCTACTCTCTCGAAGAGATGTGCCAGCGACACGCAGAAGTCGTACTTGCGGGAGTCAACGGCAACAAGTCAGAAGCAGCGAGAGTGTTGAAGATAACCCGCATGACGTTGTACCGGATTCTGCGGGCAAGTACAAAGCGAGTGGCAAGCGGCAGGTTCACGCTTGCAACAAAGAAGCGCCCATGAGGGCGGATGGGGGTTGAATGGCAAACGTGTGTGCGGTGAGAACGATCAAACGGCTGAATTCAATTGGTACAACAACGATCAGTACGGTTGCTTTCATAAGTGAGGCTCAGCCGCACGAACCTGCTGTGATGACCGAAGAGATGCGACGAAAAGCACATGCGGCTGGGCTGTCCGATGATCAGATTTGTAGGGTAGGAGATCCCCTTGCGAGAACTTTCGGAACACCAAAATGCCGTTTTTGCGGCTCTCTCTACGCCGAGGAATCTTGAGAGGAGTTATGGAAACTGAGCAGAAATGCAGGCAGATTGCGGAGGCGTTGGGGTGGCATCTTGAATTAGTCAAGGTCGAGCATACGAAAAAGCCGCGATACGCTGTCCTTGACCCGCAAGGCAGGCGACATGAAAACCGCTGGATTTATCCGACGATGAAAGAGGCGTGGGGCGACGTGCCTAACTTCTACGCCTCCGCCGAGGCGTCGATGGGGTTGCTGGAGGCGATGCTTGGCGCGGGACGTTGGATCGTGTCTATCGACTTTACGGCGGGCCATTTTGAAGTAGCCTGCGATTCGCGGGATGGCCCGATTGTTGATGGTTTTGCGAAAGTGGGGCGCACGCTAATGGAGGCAATCGCAGAAGCCTTCCGCGCTTCACGAGGCCTCACGGACGAACCGCCGCACATCAAAGGCACCGACACGGAAGTCAGCAGCCTGCGAGGACAGTTGAGAACGAGGGGGTTGAAGGATGAGTGACGACAAATCACACCGCCAGATAATCGAACTGCGCCACAAGGCGACACCGCTTGAAGTGAGAGACGATGACAGGAAGACTGAAATGACCGACATCGGTGAGCGGGTTGCGGAATTGAAGCGGCTGCGAGAGGCATTAGATCGCGGCGAAGTTAATATGCGTTTCATTTGCTACAAGCGCTGCGAAGTTGAAGAAACCAACATCAGCAGCAACGTGATACGCGGCAACGTAGACTGCGATAGAGACTTCGAGCAAGTAGCCAAGCTGACTGCGGAGCTGGAAGAAGCGAGGGGAGCGAAATGACACACGCAATCATCCACACGTTCTATCTTCTCGCCATGCTGACCGGAGCCATCATTCCGATCTGCGTAGCGTTCACGATCATCGTTTGCGGGATTTACGGGTTGAAGGAGGGGAAGTAATGACATCAACATTGACCCATGAAGAGTACGACCTGTTGTGCATCGCCTCGCAGGTTCTGGACATTCCGTTCCTGGAATTGGAAGTCGACGGCGCCACCGTGAAGCATCCGAAGACGGGCATGGAGTGGCCTACGGAGTGGAAGGAAGGAAAGGGCGAATGAAACGACTATTACTATGCTGCGCGCTACTTATCGCAACGCTGCTGCTCGTAGGGATCACTGCGGCACGGCCACAATCGCCGCTGTCCGTAGAAGAATTAGCCATTCAGGGCCACGCTTTGCTGTGGGTTAAAGTGTCTGGCAGGCTTGATACGCCGTATGTCTGCTGGGCACCATCGACACTATGCATTCAGGAGGCTATGGGAGAGCTTAGTGACGATGGCGGAATCATAGAATTGCCTTCCCGCACTTTTACCATAAGGTAACAGGCAGTAGGGGCTGAAATGAAACGCTTCTCTTTCAATATCGACGATGACTTGCTGCAAGGCGTGCGCGCATGCTCCAAGGCTGAAGGCCGATCGATCGAGAAAGTAATCACCCAGGCGCTGTGCTCTTACCTGCAGGGATTCGAACTTCTAATCCTCGACGGAGTGACTACCTCGCACAATTCCCACCGAGAGGCGTTGACCGCAATGGCCGGCGCCGCGGACTGGCACGCATCCGGAGACCTGGAGAACAGATCGTTTACCGGCATGAAGGACGGCCGCGAGATTTCCGCGCGCATTGTCAGGGTTGAGGTGCCGAGGTAGGATGCGCTGCAAACTCTGCAACACTCCGATGATTCAATCGCAGGATCAGTTCCAGATTGTCGTGTACGAGTTGGAAGCCACCGGACTGACAAACCACTTGGAGTTGATCTTCCATCCGAAGTGCTGGCTGAAACTCGCAAGCATCGAAATGCGACCACTTGGATTCGAAGGCAGTGAAGATCCAGACTTCCAAGTCATCGTCCGCAAGAAGGAACGCCAGCGGATTCCGATGGTTACAGCCGAAGAAAAATAGTTCTTGCTTATAGGTATATACCTATGAGAAAGTCCGCCGTCGATGAAGCAACTCAAATGTAAGCGATGTCCGCACAGGTGGTACCAGAGAACGCCGAAACTTCCGGACGTCTGCCCTAAATGTAAATCGCGTTACTGGAATCGAAAGAGGCGATCGAATGGCTGAAGATTGGAATTGGGTAGGGCAGATAATTGGACAGAATATTGCCATCGCCGTTGAGGGTGTTTTTCAGTCTTCCATGCCTGACGCAAAGGAGCGCCGACGCCACGCGCTGCTTCAGGCTGCCGCGACTCTGGTTGCAGCGCCGCAACACGCAGACGAAGGCGGCAACGTTTGTTCGTATTCTGTTAAGGCTGCCGTCCATACAGCGCTCCAGATTCTTCTGGAAGTTGAAGGCTACGAGAATGAAATCTAAGCGGATCGTCTTCACGCCAACCCACTGCTTTTATTGCAACCAGGAGTTTCAAGATCCTGCGGTAGCGGAGTGGCACGAACTGGACTGCAAGCGTAAAGGCGGAATGATTCGCGCACGGATCGCTCAACTGGAGGCTGCTGCTAGTCTTCCGGCATACCTGAACAGATGGGAACGAGGGCTTGCCGAGAAATGATTTCCCCTCTGGCCGTGCAGTCATTTCAGAATTGTGCGAGACAAAGGTTTTTGGCCTACATCGACCAAGGCGGCAGCGAACCCTCCCGCCTGACGATCAAGGAAGCGATAGACCGGATCGTAAAGCCTGCGCTGTCTCGACTGATCACGAACTCGAAGCTTCCGTTGGATGGCCATGTTGACGACGCGCTGTCAGCTTACCGGATCATGATCGAGGAGTTTGCCGGGCTGGCGTTGCTGCCGACCGATGACGCCAAGTACGTGCAGGAAGAAGTCGGGGCGCTGGTCGAGGCCATTGTCAGGGCTGCTGGCAGGAGAGTGGCTCCAGACTTTGCGCATGCGGTCGCCGTCACGATGCCTGAGAAAGTGGCCTACAGGCTCACTGAGGGCATTGAGATCGAAGCCGGGCCTGACGTGCTGGTCGAGTACCAGGGAGGCCGCTGCGGGCTGTTCTGGCACACCGTAGGGGCAAACATGCAGCCGAACCTCTGGATTCTCAGGCATTCGATTGTGCCGGCCGTTCTCGCGTTCAACCTGGACCTCGTGGAAGTGCGGTACGTGCGCCGAGGCGAGAGGCGAGACGGGATCCAGAATTCCTCGCTGATCTACTTCAAGCCTGAGAAGGGGATTCGGAAGAGACCGCGGCCGGTCTGGCAGTACAAGGGTGGGGTGAAAGCGTGGGTTGATGGGCTGTCGGATAAATCGCTGGCCGAGCACTTCGGACTGGACTGGGCTCCCTGCGACCCGACAAACCCGAAGATGTCGCAGTATCGGTACACCAAGAACTCGATGACCCTCACGCAGATGATATCCATGTCGGAACTGATCGCGTGGCGCACTCAGGTTAATGAGCAGGAGCGGCAGATCGCGAGACGGGCGGCAAAGATCGCCGAATGCACATCCCCAGACCTAAAGACTGCCATGATCGACGGGTACTTTCCGCAATCGCGCCAGTCGGATCCTTTTTGCGCTTACACCGCTGCCTGCAACCAGGCCATCGTCGACCTGCAAAAGAGCGGGCTGTTTAGGAGGAGAGCGTGACTATCGAAATCGGGCCAGTCCTGCAGCATTTTCTGGCTACAGCGATGTGGCTTGCGTTCACTGCGCACGTACTCCGTTCTATCTGCGGAGGCTCCAAATGATCAAGGCTTCGAAAGTCGCATTCCTGTGCGTGGCGTTCATGGTGTGCGGGATTTTCTGCGGACTACTCGTGGGGTCAATCGAGGCGCTGCGGTTTTCGGAGCGCGTAAAGGCTGAGCGCGCCACCGACTTCTTTGATGATCTAAGGGAAGACCGTCTCCGCGTTCTTAACGGAAGTGATCGTGTAATTGGAGTTGCCATCATTGAAATCAGCGATGCGTGCAATGCCACTTCTGGGCTTTGCTACGTGCTTGGGCCTAACAGTGGTCTTGATATTCCCATGGAGAATTCCAAATGAAGGTCGCTTATCTATCGCCAGAACAAACCGACCGGCTCCAGCGTCTTGCTGTTTTCTACGGACATAAGGAGCAAGAAGCGAAAGAAGCGGAGACGCTGCGCGCCGATGCCATGCGTGATATTCAGCAAGCAATCAGAAACTATGCGGCTGCTGCTGGCCTAGACCCTAAGTTGACAGTAGTTTCCGACGACCTAAAAGTTTTGATCGTAACGGAAGATTTCTCTTATCAGTGGAGTTCAAAATGACCGACCCTCTTGTCGAATCGGTGGAAGAGCTTTTGAAGGTTCTCTTTCTGCTCATGCGCTTCGTTCAACCTGAAGATGTTGAAGAACTGAATCAGGAACTCGAGAAGCTTGGCATCGAGGAAGGCTTTGGCGCGAGGGCGAAGAAGGCGCTGGAGGAACACTCGACCCTCACTCCCCGCGAGATCCGGATGGCGAAGTTTCTGGCAGGAGAGTGCGTCGTTGCGCTCAGACTGGCGAGGCTCATGCTAAACGGACTTCGAAAGCAGGAATACTACGACGACGACCTGCAGCGAGCAATCGCCGACGTTGACAAGGCGTACCAATCGATCATCGCTACCGATGGAGTCATTTCCGACTTCACCGAAGAAGAGGCGAAGATTATCAGGGAGGCGAAGTGAGGACGACAACGATTGAAGAATACCGACAGCGACTTTCTGTGGCGGTTACGCAGGCGTCCGAGAGGGCCGACGCCATCGAGCGAAACGGCGGCAGTTCGGAGGAGATTCGAGAGGCGAGTGCAAAGACAGACGCTTACTCCGATGCGTTCGGCTGGCTTCAATCTGTGGTGACGTCGCCAGCCAGTGCCGATGGACTCAAAGAAACCGTCGAAGCCGCCGTCTTGCTGGAACGCAACCGCTGCGCTGAGATTTGTAATCTTGCCCGTGAAGGCGTCATTGATACCGACCTGAGAAGCGTGCGCAGCGCAATCCAGGGCGGCTCACCGATAGAAGAATTCAGGAGGATGCGAGACATATGAACCCCTTCCTGAAGCAGCCGGAGCGGTACTGGAGAGGTGTTGGTCTTCATCCAAAGATCCGCACTATCGAGAAGCCGAAGCTTGTCCTTGTTGGATCGGCACCAATTGAAGCGCCCGACATTTTCATCGACGTCGTAGGACTACGCAGCGATGGATGTGAGTTCACAATTCCAGTGGGCATCGATAGCGACAAACTTGGGCAAGTGTCAGGCCCCGACTGCATGCTCGCGATGCACCAGCAGTTAGTCATCGCGTTCGCCAAGCTTCAGACTTATTTGGCGTGCGAATGCCACAAAGACCACGTTTGCAAGACTCACGAACCACCCGTCCCGAACTAATTGAAAGGAGTTCCATTGAAACTTAAATTCACGAGAACTGGGAAGAAGAAAGATGCCAAAACGGTACTGGATACCAGCAAAGTTGCGCTGGAGTCCACTGCCAAAGGGCTGAAGGACTATCGCCCCGGCTACAAATTCCACAACGGAGAAATTGTGGGATACCACGCAGGTGCCATCAACGGCATGCAGGAGTCTCTGAATGACGCGCCCGTGATGGCCGAATCACCTGCCGATCGCATCCTGAAAGGCATCGAATTTCGCACCAAGGGCGGACGTAGCGTCGTCGTCGACCGCATCCAAGCCGAACTGAGTGATGCCGTCCACCGGGAGTTCATGAGCAACGAACGCCGATCCGATCAGCGGGAGAAATCCCTGCACAACCGCATCGAGAAACTCGAAGAGGCGCTCAGGCTCGAGCAGCACCGCCATTTCGTCGACATTCAAACGTTCGCAGGCGGGGGCAACTCCGTGATGGCTGCCGAGAGGAGCTACTGATGGAGACCGAGAAGACAAACGAGCCGACCGTGATCCCACGGGAAGAAACGTCGCTTGCGAAGCCTCACGTTCCCACCGATGTCAACGAACTTGCAGCGCTCGAAGTCGGCCGAGGCGTTCAGATCGTCGAGCAGCGCACACAGATACTCGAGACCCTGAGGGTCGCATCGATCAAACTCACGATGCCAAACGATTGGACTCTCTTCAAGAGTCCTGAAGGCGTTGTTACTGGATTTCTTGGCGACCAGGGATGCGACCGCGTGAAGAAGCTTTGGGGAATTCAGGTGAACAACCTTGGCCGCATGGAGGAAATCCGCACCGAAGATTCCGACGAGTTCGCTTTCCGCATCACCGGAGATGGCGTCTGCGGTATGACCGGAGAAGCCGTCTTCGAGATGGAAGGCGTCAGGTACAGCACTGAGCCTTATGCGCAGCAGAAGCCAGCCGGGCTACAGCGTGTCGTGGCTGTCCAGAAGGCAGCGCGCGCCAACCTTGATGGCGGTATCACGCGCGAACTGACCGGACTGAAGTCTGTCCCTCTGGCCGAACTGGAAAATGCCTGGAAGGGCACCGGCCGCACTTGGAACGAGTGCAACAAGGGCCGCGGCTTCGGCTCAGGCAACGAACGCCAGACCGGCAGCGGATCCACGTCGGCCCATGGTATCGACGCGCAGGATATCCCCGAGTGCGACGTTTGTAAGATTGCTCTCGTGTGGCGCCCCGGGAAAGATGGCAAGGAAGGATTCTTTGGCTGCAAGAATTGGGCCAGTCACAAAGATACGAAGGTCATCCTGCAACTCGCGGAAGCAAAAAAGATTGCCGAACGGAAGCAGGCGGAACGCGACAAAAAGAAGGCTACTGCACCGGCACAGCGTGAGCCTGGGGCAGACGACGAATAAGTTCGTGCTGCGTTTCGCGATAGACGGTGCGTCCGGTCGGATTCGTAAAAGCGCTAACCGGCGTTTCACTGGAGCAGCGAAGTCGCCAAATGGCGATGCAGCGAAATCCGCGATGTCTCAGGGGATACCCGGGGGACAGCGCAGCACGATTCACAATTGAAAAGGAGACCCATGGCACGAACACCGAAACCCGCACTGCAACGACTGAAAGAAACGATCCTTTCTGACCTGTCACCAGACGAGCAGGTTGAACTCGGAACTTGGTACGAAGCTGTGCTCGAAGTTCGAGAGGCCGATCGCGCCGCCGAAGAGAAACGGAAGCAAAGAAAGACGGCGACAGCACAAGTTCCGCTACCTACGGATACACCGCCGCAAGCGCAGGAGGCACAGCCTTGAGCACCGAAGCCGTCAGCATCGCCGAATCAATCTCGAAGGCGTATGAGTCCTTCATTGAGACAGAGGAGCGTCGATCCCAGCAAAAGAGCCGGGAGTACGTCTATGCCAGTTCGTGGCGTTTATGCACGCGCCAGATGGCTCTCGACATGATTACGCCGGGTATCGTGAAGCCGTTCGAAACTACCACCCTAGCAAACTTTCGCCGTGGAAAGGATCGGGAGCGCGACCTGCGTTCCGACCTTGCCCGCGCCGGCAGAAATGCTACCCCTCAATTCGAACTTGTGGGCGCCGAGGAACGGTTCGAACTCCGAGACCACAAAGGGCGAGTGGTGATCGTAGGGAAGGTGGACGCCCAACTGCAGTTCGACCGCACACGTCACCCCCTGGAAGTGAAGTCCTGGAATCCTAACCTCGTCGCCAAGGTGAAGAAGTTCGAGGATCTCTTTGAGGGACGTTGGACGCGATCGGGAGCTCACCAGTTGCTTGCGTACATGCTGGCCATGAACATCGACCTGGGGTTCATGTTGCTGGACCGGAACGGACTGCCACTCCTCTTGGAAGTCAAACTATGGGAGAACGGGAACCACGAACGCATCGAGGACTTCCTGAACCGGGCCGAGGTGGCGATGGATGCCCGGGAATGGTACAGGAAACTTCCTTCTGACGTGGAAGGTCTCGATGCGCAACTCGCTCACATGAAGGAAGGACAGATGCCTCCGTTCATCGACGATCCTTCCGAATGCCGGAAGTGTCCCTACTTCGGCAGCGCGTGCAATCCTCCCGTGTCCTACGATGGGGCCGACATCATCACGGATGAGACCATGCTCGCCCTGCTGGAGCAGCACGAGACGGTGAAGGAATCACACCTGCTTTACGACCACGCGCACGATGACCTCGCGGAGTACCTGAAGGTCAGAACGCCGAAGACGTTCAAGGACAAGAACAAGAAGCAGATCATCGCTGGCGATTTCCTGATCGAAGCGCGATGGATCGGAAACACGACGCTCGTTTTCCCTGACGACAAGACGAAACTTCAGTTTCAAAAGAAAGATCCTGTCGGCAAGTTTGAGATGAAGATCACGAAGGTTAATCAGTAGGAGTCTCGCTATGGAAATGTCAGAAGGCGAATACGAAGAACTGCTTGGCGGCAGCCCGTGGAAATCAGCGGACGCCTGCGACGTGTGGATCACTCGTGACCATCGAGTCATTGCAATCACGGCAATGGCAGACTCGCACCTGATGAACACGATTCGTTTCCTTCGTCGGAATCAGATCAAATACCAGATGGCGGAACTGAGCCGGATGGGGCGATACATCGCCAACGCTCCAGATGGTGCCGCGGACGCTTGCGAGTCAGAGGCTTTCGGCATCATGAAACTTGACGGCGATGAGTACCTGATGCATCGGTTCCAATGTTTTCGGTCAATGATGGCTGAAGTCCATCGGAGAGGGTTGACACTGTGAAAAGCGTTTTTATCGACTGCGAGACCACTGGCACCGATCCGCAGAAGCACGGACTGATCCAGATCGCTGGAACGCTGTACGACGATCGGAAACTTTGCGAGACGTTCAACATTCGGATGCAGCCGTTCGAGAAAGATACGGTTGAGCAGGAGGCGTTGGACGTCAACAAAGTCACGGTCACTCAGATCGAGACGTATCAACCAGCGATGGCCGGATACAAGGAATTCACCGGCATGCTTGGCAAGCACATCGACAAGTTCGACCGGAAAGACAAGGCGCACTTCGTAGGGTATAACGCCGACTTTGACGCCGACATGATCCGCGCCTGGTTCCTGAAGGCAGGAGACCCATATTTCGGCAGTTGGTTTTTCTGGCCGATTCTCGACGTGTCGAAGCTTGCCGGGATCCGGCTGATGCAGGAACGGCACCTGCTCCCCAACTTCCAGTTGATGACGGTCGCCGAGCACATGGGCCTTGTGACTCTGGCAGAGATCAACGCTCAGGCTCACGACGCGATGTTCGACGTAAAGACCACCATGAAAATCTTCAAGGTACTAACGAAAGACCTCGCGTTGTTCGAATTCGAGGCAGCGCAATGACGACCTACATTTGCCCCGGCTGCGATCACGAAGAAGAAGCGGAGATGCCGCCGCTGTGCCCCAAGTGTCTGGCCGGATGGGCAAAAGCAAAGTCCAGGATGGTGGAGAAGAAGGATGATGAAACGGTATAGCCTCTGGCTGTCCATTACAGCGTTGATCGTAGCGGTGCTCGCGCTGCTGACATCGCTGGCGGTCGACCGCTGCATTCCTCACGATCCAACGTCCAAGATGTGCGCCGTACTGAAATGGCTATTGATATGACTTCCCTCCCCAAACCCCACCATTCTCAATCTTCCAACGTGGACCCGGGCTCCCAAAGTTCGGGTTCATAAACACAGGAGAATTATGAAAGTTTGCTCAATTGATCCGATAGAGGCTGCGAATCTGAAAGCCCTGATCGACGAAGTGACGAAGGCGCAGGGTGCTGTTGCCGTTGCCAAGTTCAAGGTTGTTGAGATGGCCGGTACTCTGTGCAAGGTTGCAAACATCGACCCGAAGACTGCCGTTCTTTCCGAGGATGGCAAGTTCTTCACGGTCGACGACACTGCCGACACACCTCTCCTCAAACAGTTCGACACACTGGAGAAGTAGCATGGACGTCGGCGAATCCCCAGTAAACGAGACGAACGAGTTCTGTGCAGCCCTGCTGGTGCGCGGAACGATGGCATTGTGCCCGAAGCCTAAGACGACGACACGGTTGATGGAAGGCGGAAATCGTGGAACCGGATTCAGTGTTCCCTTATGTGAGGAACATGGCCTCATGTTCGATACAGCGCCCGACTCTTTCGAAGTCGCCATCCAGGGAGTGCCTCTGAAATGAAGCGCGACACTCTCGGAAGAACCGTTAGAGGCAATGGCGTTTCAGCAACACTCACTGCCGCATTCGAACAGGGACGCCTCGCCTATCACCGTAACCGCGGCATCAACCAGGTTCCTTACTCAGATATCTCCAAGGCAAGAGCTTGGGAGCGTGGCTACGAGAAGGAACGCGAAAGGAAACTACGTGATTCTGGGCATTGACCTTTCTCTCTCAGGAACCGGACTGGCGCTGCTTTCTCCTGAGCAGTCTGCCATCGACAAGGTGAGTCGACGCATTCCACCAGCACTGCCACAGATCAAGCAGTCGACCGAAGGAATGTTTTATCTCGGGATCCTCGTGAGCCCCACTCCAACAGACATCTTTGCTCGCTGGGACTTGATTCGACAGACAGTAGGGCTGTGCGCCCAAGAAGAGACGCGCGTGCTGATCGAGGGATACGCCTTCTCTGCGCACATGGCGTACTCCAGAGCGATCGCGGAGCTTGGAGGCATCGTTCGCTATCACCTGAGAGAACTGGGCCAGCGGCCGATCGAGGTGGCGCCGACGAGCCTCAAGAAGTTCATCGCCGGTAAAGGGAACGCGGAAAAGAACACCATCGTCAAGGAAGTCTACAAGCGATGGGGCGTTGATCTCTCGAGCGACAACCTTGCAGATGCGTTTGGCCTGGCCAAGATCGGGCAGTACTGGGATGCCGAGCCTCAATGGTTGACTGACTTTCAAATCGAAGTTTTAGAAACCGTGAAGAAGCCGCCCAAGGTGGCAAAGAGAAAAGGAGCGAAGGCGTGAACGTTGAGTTCAAGATAAACGGAGAAACTCGCGTGATTCTTAGTCCCAACAGTAGTGCCCGCGATAAAACTTTGAACCGCCTGGCATTCGATGGGAATATCGTAGTGACAATGGATTTACTAGAAGACGGCTCACTCGTCTTCGTAATCAAGCCCAAGGAGACCACATGAAACCGGAAACACGAATCATTCTGGAAACTCTGCGCGATGAACTGCAGGTTGTACTGAGCGGCTTTGCGCCGAGCGATCAGGAGATACCGGCAGCGCTTGAGCGTATTGCGAACTTTGCGAAACAGGCTCACGGATTAGAGACCGGAGAATCCCATGCCAAAAAAGCTTCCACCAGTTCTGTCAGTAGTGCATCCGACGTTGAAGTACCTCACAGGAAAGCCGCTGAGGAACTTCATGGAAAGAAAGGCGAGGATTCGAGCAAGACAGGAAAGAGAAGCCACCACTGAGCACGTCTACTGCAAGCGTGTTGGGTTTGTGCGTTCCGGGGGTCACTGCGCAGTATGCGGGTTTGACGTGGCTCCCGGTGAAGGAATCAGGGTCGATCCTACCCATATAGCCTGCCATGATCCGAAGTGCCGGCGCCTCGCGAGCACGATCAACGGGACATTAGAAGAGAACCGGATAGCGTTTCACCGATCGGAAGAGTGGAAGTGCGGAGGAACGCGAGGCGTCATGATTCCATTGCGAGCGAAGCGAACAAAACGGATTTCAGAAGATACAACCCCTGAGCCTGAAAGAATCATAGAGACCTATCTCGCCACTTCGGAATAGATCAGGCTGCCCGTCGCTGCTTCACAAGAGTCACGGACTGGAAGATAAAGATGATTCCACCGAGAGCCCCGATAACTAAACCAATGCCATACAGCTTGTTCGATGCTGCGACTAGTTCTGTCACGCTACCTGTAAGCCGCGATATATCCTCGCTGTTTCTCCCGACCTGGGCACTGAGAAGTTTGATATCGGCCGCGTTGTCGCGAGCCATATCGCGTACCCCATTTAGCTGGATCTGCAGCCCGTCAACAGTCTGAGCTTGGGCCGAGATATTTAGCGCAGCGATGCACCAAAGCATCACCATGAGAGAGAAGAAGCCTCCTGCGACAGAGACACCAACACATTTCCTACGTGTTAAATATCGCTTCACTAGCTACTTACCTCCGCGGAGTTATTGGCACAGTCGGCCGCACCTTCAGCCGCGATTCTACCCTTTCGATCTGCTGGATTAGGAACTTTTCGTGCGCTTCGTCCGTTTTAAATGTGCGCTCCAATGTCTGTGAAGCCTGCTCGCGGGCATCGGCGACGGCCTTGTCGAGCCATTCCCGACGTTTCTCGGTGGAGGCTGCGGGATATCCTGGACGCCTCAACACACCACGGACCTTCTCATCGATCAGCCTGCCAACAAACTGAGAACGAAGACGGTACGTGGTGGCAGTCTCGTCCGGTTTCCGTTGCGGAAATCCGATGCTGATGTTGTTGGACTGCAGTTCATTTCGAATTGCGCTGGACATCTCAAGAGCCTGAGAACCAACCGTAGCATTACCTCGCTCCTGGCCGAGCACGTCAAGTCGTGGAGGCAGTGAGAATCGCCCGGGCGTCCGAGCCTGCGCACCCTTGTAGAGCATCTCGCCGGTTCCTTCAGGCCGGGCATCTCGCAAGTACGGGTCGAACCCTGCTGAGATTTCCGAGAGATACGTCGGAACAAAACTCCCGACCATGCCGGAAGCGAAACGTTCACCGCGGTTCCCGGGATTCTGCAGCGCTTCGACGAGATTCGACATACCCGCAAGAAACGGCTGTTCCATCGCTGCTTTGGTTGCAATCGCGCCAACCTTGCCCGGCCGCATCAGTTCGTTCTTCAAAGGCTGCGTGGCTTCCCTTTGGAGAGCCGCACCCACCATGACCAAGCTTCCAGCAGGCGCAAGCTGGCCAGTTCCAATCCATCGATCGCCAATCCGCACGGCGCCCGGCGTTCTGCCGGCAGCCTCTGCAACGTTCCGCTGCCCCGCCTCTTCCTCCCAAGTTCCAGTCGCCAGCCCCTTCTCGGAAAGCTTCCACCCAAGGTAGATCAGGGCGGTTCCGGTCATCCCTCGCCCCATGGCCAGTTCGAACGTCCGCCGCTCATTACCTTTGAGCGCTAAAGCCATCCGCGGGAGAGATCCAAGTGGGGTGTAATCGAACTGCCTGGCGATGACATTTGCCGGGGTGTTAGCAAACGGCACGATCAAATCGAGGGCAGCACCGGCCGCATTCAGTGCAGGACTCGGACTCGCAAAGGCTGCGCGCTTCGGGTTATTCACGAAGGTCTGAGCGAGGATGTTCCTATTGTTGAACGTCGCATATTCCGCATAAGAGATTGCATTGGCAATCATCGTCTCGTTGGGAGTCAAAGGAGCCGACACTCCCGATCCCTGGCCGCGCATCTTGGCTGCCTGAATCGAGGATTGAATCTGCGTCTCTGAAGGCATCGGCTGGCCTGTGCGCCGAGACTCCAACCAAAGCTGTTCCTCGAGCGAACGTCGAAAAGCGTACGACTTGAAGATCCGATCCTCTGCCGCCATCTCCCGGAACTGGAAGTTTGCAAACTTATCCAGCCATCCGATTCCAGAATTGAGAGGCTTTTGAACCTCGACCTTGCCGAGTTCGTTGGTCGTGACACCGTATCGAATGGCATCGGCAGCATCGCGCAACCCCTGTGTGGCGGCGTAATAGCCAGACTTTGCCACGGCGCGCGGACTGATTCCCTGCACCTGGCGGTCAGAACCGCCGAGACTCATGGCCATGTCTACCAGAACGGCCGGCAGTCTGGACACCTCTTCGGCCACCTGAAAGGCTGCGTTGGCGCCGACGTTGCGAACCCGGGTGAAGACACCGAACAGTCCGGCCTTCCTGAGAGACGAGATCGTTTCCAACCAGCCACTCTTTTGAAGTTTGGTGACTGTCGCAGCCATGTTCTGCCGAGCCACCTGGACCGCCCTGCGCGCCCGTGTGACACGCGCCCGAACGGCTGGAGGCGGCGGCCCAAGGGTTCCACCAGTCGGCAGCGGTGGAGGCACAGGTACAAGCGGCGGCTGGGTTCCCCAGGTCGTTTGCACTGGCGTCGAGGGGATATCCGGGCTTGGAGTCGGCGCCTTCGGTACAAACGGAGGAGTCTGAGGTGGAGGGAATTCCTGCTGCGTGCCCCAGGTCGTTTCGACACGGATAGCGTCGTCCAACTCAGTTTGCGCCCGATGGCCTTCGTCAATAATAGTTTGAATCTCATTGCGTACTTTATCGGAAGGCGGCATTCCAGGCGGCAATCCTTCTGCCTGCCGGGCCCGGTTCAGCCAGTAAGCTGTATCCCACGTTGAATCGGCTTCCATCCGATTAATGGCGAGATTTCGGCCTTCTTCCGACCGAATCCTCATGTGAGAGTCGAGGAGGGCTGAAAGATCAGATTCCTTCACGAGTAGTTCTCGCTCGAGATTCATGGCTTGTGCGGGATCCACGCCACCTAACTCCGCAACCTTCTGCCGCAAGCCCACAACCTCAGAACTCAAACTGTTGATTCTTTGGCGCATGGCAAAGCGCGCCGCCCGGTACTCGGTAGCCCCCTTGCGTGCCTGCTCCACATACTTCAGGATGTCGTCGCCAGCAATCTGCCGAGCCTCTTCACGAACCTCGTCAAAGGTGATCTTCTCTTTCGGAACCCGGCCGGTCGCCATGGTCTCTTCCGTCACGCGATCGATCAACCGCTGCTTCTCAACTTCGCTCAGGTTCACCCGCTTGAAGTTGAAGTATTCGTCGGCGCTGAAGTTCTTGAGTTCGCGGGCCCGCTCCAGGCTCTTGCTGTAGATATCCTGCAGATGCGGACGGATCCTGTCCCCAAACTCTGCGATCATCTCAGCGGACCACCGGGTGAATCGGATGGTTCCCTTACCGATCTTTGCCACTCCGATGGTGATTAAGTCGTTTAGATCATCGAGAATCGGGCTGGCACCCTTTTCGGATCCAAGCCGCCCTTTCTCTCCGCGCGCCTTCAGGCGTTCCTTTGCCGCAGTTTCCATGTTGCTCAGGGATTCCATCATCGAATCGCCAAAGTCGAAGGACAGGTCGGCATCCGCAGGTATAGGATCGGCAAGATCGCCTTCCGGGATCTTTTCACCGCGCGCCTTACGCTCGAGAGTCAGAGCGTGCTCGATATCTGTCCGTTCATGCTCGACCACATCCGCCAGGAAAGCCTGCTTGATCTCTTCATACAGCCGGCCCTTCTTGTTTTTGATGGCTTTGGCGAGAACCCCTGGGTTCTGGGTGAATTTCTCCAACGGCGTACTCTCTTTGTAGCCGCCGCCAAACCTTCGAACTCCAGCCCCTTCGTCGGTAGGGTCTTCGTAGTTGCGACCCACCTCGTTCTCAAGACGCTGCGCTTTTCCTGACAACGCCGTGTCGGCCGCAATCACCTCATCCGCCCAGTTGTCCATGTAGGTAACTGCAGCATCTTCCGCAATTTGTTCGAAGGTAGAAGGAGCGGCACTGGAGACGGTCGATTCACGCTTTGGCGGGAGATCAACCCCTTGCCGTGCTGCCTCGTCTGCGGCCAGGCGCTCACCGTATGACGCACGAAGCTTCCCACGGGCTTCCTCCGCAGCCTTTACGAACCCCGGCATGTCGCCAGCTTGAATGGCCTGCTCCGCTGCTTCAACGCTGGAAAGTGCTTCAGGTAAATGGGTTTCAGCGGCTGCCCGAATCTGCTCGATGTACTCGATCGCCTGCTCCTGAGTCGGTTCCGTGTTCCCTTTGGCCGGATGCTCGCGAATCTTCCCGAGGTCGGAGTAGAGGGTCTTTGTGGTGGATACGGGCTTTGGAACAGGAGGGGCGGCTACTTGCGAAGTCGTTGATTCCTCAGCCGCCGCCGGGACGGATGCTTGCTCGACAGGCATCTCCGAGACTTCACCGGATTCTTTCGCCCTTCGCCACTCCTCCCCGATCGTCTGCCTCTGTTCATCGGTGAATGGAGCCGTGCTTTCTGGAGGCGCTTCCGCCTTCTGCTTCAACCGTTCGAACTGAGCCACATCTCCAGTTGCCTTAACCTTCACATCTTCAGCGAGTTTCCGATAGAACCCAGCATCGGTCTGAATCTGTGCATCAGTCCGCGCGCGCTCCATGCCGCGAGCTTCCTCGAAGATCAGTTTCTTGCGCCCCTCCGAAAGATGCCGGGCACCAGCAAGACCGAAAAGAGCGAATGCCTGTTGGATCGCTGCGTCGTCATATCGCCCGTCACGAAGTGCCTTTACCGCCCCAACTTCCTGGACCCCTACAAAAAGAAGATCCGCTACGAGTCTTAAAGCAGGCCGTCCTTTGCTCAGGAGCGTCCCCAGAGGCAGCAGGTTGATCGGGTCGAGTCCAACGTCGGTGATGACTTCGAGGGCCTTCTTGCGGCCAGCAGAGAGGCCAGCGGCCAATTGGTAGCGAATGGGTTCTTTGTCTGGACTGTATGCGAGTTCCGAGTCCTCGATCCCTTCGATGGCAAGCTTCGCTTCCTGGGCCGGACGATACAAAGGATCAACGAACTGCTCTTTCAACCCACCGAATAGAGTGTCGTCAGGATGTGCGGCAGTAACGACAGGCTTTCCTGTCTGCCGAGACAGTTCCGCTGTGCGATCGGCAATCGCCTCTTTCCGGTACAGCGGTTCTTCCTCAAGCCGTTTAACTGCAACATCGGCAGTTCTGTTCCTCGTGGAACGGTCCAAGATTGAGCTGAAGACACTGGATTGCTTCGTCGGTGCCTTCGATTTCGAGAGGTAATCGATGATCTCGGTGTCGTTGTACCCGGATTTACGAGCTCCAGCGACGTCAAACTTCCGGGTGGACGTCAGGTGAGTGAGGATTTCGGCGTCGGAGTAGCCCGCCTTCCGTGCGCCGGCAACGTCGAATTGGGGCATTAACGCCCCTCGAAGGAGTTGAGCGCTGGTCGAGCCGTGGATCCGGGGCCGCGAGGAGCAGCCGGAACTGTGGCGTCAGTCTTTCCCCCGATCGCCTTGAGCAGTTCGTCTTTGCTGTAGCCGTAGAGAGGAATCAGCATCTCTTCGATCTCAGGTGCAGACTTGCCGGCGTAGGGGCTCGACGGATCAAGAGAGCCATCCTTGTCCGCGCGCGCAAAGGTCTGGGCTTCCGAGCGAATCGATGCCATGGCCGCCCTGGCAGTCGCTGGGGTCACCTTGCCGTCCAGGATATCCTTGCGCATCTGATTGCTCAACTGCCGACCGCTTGCCAGTTCCTGAGCGTTCACGATGTTCAGTCGACGGGCCTGAAAGTTCTGGTTGCGAACGAGTTTCGTGGCATCGTCACGGGAAAGCTTCGGATTCGCACTCATCGCATCGTCGATGTCCTGAGCCAGCTTCACCTCAGAAGCGAGCATCTTCTTGTCTTCACGCTGATAGCCCAACAGTTCGTCGCCGCGGTAAACCGGAAGATACGCGCCGGTCTTTCGTTCAGCATCCGTGATCGGCTCACCGGTCACAGTTTTTGCGTCAGCCGGGAGATTCTTCCCTTCGACACGACCGATCGCTTTCACGGTCTGGCTTCCTGCCGCCCGAGGCTGATTCATCACGCCGGACTCTTCGAGGATCGCCTGTGTGTAGGCATCGGGGAGCGCTTCGTCATCGCGCAGTGGACGCCCATTCGGATTGTCTTTGTCGCGGACACGGTAATACTTCCGAGCAACCGCGATATTGGCGTCGACCTTTGCGGCGGTCTCTTTCGGCAGGTTTGCCAATTGCCTCGCCTTTTCCTCGTCACCGAGCGCGTACTGTTGGAGAATCCGAGCCTTGTCAAGATCGAGCGCTTCCTGCTGGCGCTGCGCTTTCGTCTTCACCGTCATCTTCCGAGGCGCTGGCGTAACACCTTGAACCTGAGCAATCGCATTCGATGGAGCCGACTGGCCTGGGCGCGGAGCCGATGGAATTTCAAACCCACCCCCACCCGGAGGAGGCGCAGACGGACGTTGCGTCCCGCCAAAGTTTTCGTTCGTGCCTGGCGCTGCAGGTGTCTTCACCCCGCCCATCAGTTTGCCAACTGCCAAGATCGGATCGAGAAGCGCTTTCAGTTTTTCGGAAGTCTTCCCGCCCGGCTTGCCGTCGATGATCTCGCCAAGCTGATCAGTCGCGGCCTGCATCGAATCGTCATCAAGTGTCCCGCTATCTATTGCGTGCTGGAGAATAGAGATTCGAGTCTGCTTGTCACGGATATTGTCTTCGTGCTTCTGCTGCTCGATGTTGCGGTATTCTTTTCCGAACCCGCTGACTAGCCCAGAAACAAGTCCGGCAAACGCGCCACCTGATTGCGGCATGGCTACCTCGTCACCGCATACAC